CTGTTAGTCAAGGAGTTACTGTTCAAGATAGAGGAACAGGAGTGGGTGAAATGGGTAATTTTGGTCCGGGAAGTTTTCCGGGTAACCCTAGTAGGTATGTACAACCCGGTCCACCAAGAAGACAACCACCATCTCCACCATCTGGACCACCAGCAGGTTCATCATCTTCTGCTGTTACAGATAAAGGAAGACTTGATGATAATAGACAAGCAAGAGTAGAAGATACTGGACTAAGAGCAGAAGAATTAGCTAGAGGTAATTTAGATTTAGGTGCTGATACTCAAATACCTACTCCTCGTTCAATAGGTAGAAGAGGAACTGAATTAAATGTAGATAGCCCTCGTTATCAAATGCAAGGAGAGTATGGAGTAGGAAGTCAAGATGTAGATGCTATTAGAGAAGATGTTACTACACAAACAGCAAGACAAGCAAATTTAAGACAAGACCCTACAACTGTAAGAGCTGGTATAGAAAGAGTTAGAGATGATGGACCTAGACTTACTGCAGCACAAAGAGAGGCTAGAGGTGTTAGACCTTTACCTGACCAAACTTTAACAGATGTAAGAGACTTTGGAAACATAGATGCAATAGAAGCAGAAGTAGGAAAAGCTAAAGATATTAATGGTGTTATTTCTGCAGGTGGTTTTGTACCATCAGTTATTGGAGCAGGTGCACAAGTAGAAGCTACTAGAGGTGCTGAACTTAGAACTCGTAATGCTATTGTAGATTCAAATGCAGTAGGTAGAGAAGCATCACAAATCATAGGAACTTTAGGATATGAAGCAGCAAAACAAAGACAAATAACTGGTCAAGCTGCTACAGGTGCTGCAGCAACAATGATTGCTCAAACAGCATTAATACCAGAAGATATTGCTGCTGCTATTGTAGAAGACCCTGCAACTGTAGAAGCTCAAGTAGATACTAATCCTGTAGAAGTAAACGCTGCGATTGCTGCTTTACCTTCCGAAGCTTTAGTATCTTCACAAATGGAATCATTACTAGGTGGTATGGAAGATGGACAAATTCCAACATGGGCTAGACCAGCAGTAGATTCTGTAAATGCAAACATGGCAAGAAGAGGACTTACTGCTTCAACAGTAGGAAGAGATGCTTTGTTTAATGCTATTATTCAAAGTTCTTTACCTTTAGCTCAACAAAATGCACAGGCTTTACAACAAAGAGCAGCACAAAATTTAAACAACGAACAAACAGCAAACTTACAACAAGCTAAACAAGAACAGCAATTAAGAATGGCTAATCTTGCTAATAGGCAAACTGCTGAAAGTCAGACTGCACAATATGCTCAACAAATGAGTGTAATGCAAAGTCAGTTTAATCAACAAGCTGTAATGACTACTGCACAACAACAACAGCAAACTGCAATGGCTAACTTGCAAAATCAACAACAAGCTGCTGTTATTAATGTACAGAATCAACAAGCAATAAATTCTCAAAACTTAGGTAATGAGCAACAACTTAATTTAGCTGAATTACAAATAGAAGCTTCACAAGAAGGAGCAAACCAAACTGCAGAGAATCAAAGAAGATTAGTTGAAATGCAAACTGCTGCAGATTTCATGAGTAAGAATGCAGCGTTTAAACAAGACATGGATAAAGCTAATTTATCTGCTGAACAACAAATTAGATTAGCAAATTTATCAGCACAAAATCAGGCTAGTTCTGAATCTTTGACTGCACAACAACAAGCAGAGTTAGCAAACTTAAATAAAAGATTACAAACTAATTTAAACAATGCACAACTTGCACAGTCTTTAGGATTAGCTCAACTTAATGTAGACCAACAAAGAGCAATGACAAATGCTCAAATACAGTCTGGTATGGATATGGCTAACTTTAATGCAGACCAGCAAAGAGAATTAGCTAATAGTAAATTTATGCAGAGTGTTACTTTAGAAAACATGAATGCAGAACAACAGGCTATCATGCAAGAAGCAACAGCATTAGCTCAATTAGATGTAGCTAATTTAGGTGTTAGAGAAAGACTTAGAGTAGAAAATGCTAAGAACTTTTTATCATATGATATGGCTAACTTGACTAATGAACAACAAGCTAGAGTTATGAAAGCACAACAAGAACAACAAAGATTGTTATCAGACCAAGCTGCCTTTAATGCTGCTGAACAATTTAATGCTACAAATGAAAATCAAGTTAATCAGTTTATGACACAACTTGCTGCACAAATGGAACAGTATAATGCATCTGCAGTTAATAACATGAAACAATTTAATAGTCAAGCATTAAATGCTGCAGAAGCTAGAAGAGCTGGTAATACATTACAGGCTGATAGTTTAACTGCACAAATGGCTTTAGATGCAGAAAAGTTTAGTTCACAACAATTATCTGCCAGAGACCAGTTTAATGCACAACAGGCTACAGTTATTGCACAATCAAATGTAGATTGGAGGCGTAAAGCTAATACTGCTGATACTGCTGCTTTTAATGCAGTTAATCAACAGAATGCACAGAATGCTTTTAATCTTACAGCATCTGCTAATAACTTCTTATGGCAAGAACTTAGAGATGAGGCTGACTTTGCTTTCAAAAGATATGATAATGACCAGCAAAGAAAGACATCATTACTTGTTGCTGCTTTAGGAAACGAGCAGGGTGTAAATGAAAAAGGTAAATGGGATGACAACATAACTGCATTGTATAATGTATTTAGTGGATTTTTAGATTAGGAGAACTTATGAGTGTACTTAAAAAACTTAGAAGAGGAATAAAAAAAATAGGTAAAAAAATAGGAGCACATTTTAAAAAAGTTGGTAAGAAACTTAAAAGTGGTTTAAAGAAAGTAGCAGGTAAATTTGCTGAACTAGGACCATTGGGAAGTATTGCTTTGTCTTTTGTTATACCTACTGTAGGAGCATGGATTCAAGGCATGGATGGCACCATTATAGCCAGAGTAGCTGATGGTATTGGTAAGGCTGCAGGTGCTGTAAAAAATGGAGTAGGTAAAGTTTTTAATACTGTAATGGATGGTGTAGAAAATGGCATGAATGCTATTGCAGGTAAAGGTATGAATCAAAGAGGATGGGGTAGTTCTTTTAGAGATGGTGTTAGTAAACTAACTGGAGACTTTATTGAAGGCTCTACAAAAGGATTAGACTTACCAGCTAAAGAAGGTTTATTTAAAACAGGTGCTGATTTTGATGCAGCTAAAGCATCTGGAGAAATAGACTTTAAACAAGCAGAAGCTCGTTATGATAGAAAATTTGATAAAAAAGTAGCTAGGTTAAATAAAAGACAAGCTAGATTAGGACAAGATAAATATAATGCTGCGATGAAAGATTTAATGGATGCTAAACCAACTGACCAGTCATTATATAAAATAGAACCTAGAAAACCTTTTAGTGAAAGAGATACTTTTAGACAAAAACAAGCTATTGGAGAAAGAAGTATTTTTGGTAAGGCATCTCCTGCTACACCAAAAGATGCACTAAGTTTTAAAGAAATGAAAGCACAAGAAAACTTAAAGTTAAGAGATTACTTGAGAACAAGTAAAGAGTTTGGTATTGCTAAAAGAATTATGCCAGTACAAGCTGCAACAACACAATACTTTAGACAAGAAGAAGCTCAACAGGCTGCTTTAGAATATGCAAAAACTGCACAAAGAAAATATTTTTCTAATGTAGCACAACAAACTTTAATTAGACCTGTAAGTCCAAATGTATCTTACATGGATTTCTCAACTGACTTAAGTGATATGGATATGTACAGATTACAAAATTCTTATACAGGTATTTTAGGAGAAGGATTGTATGCGTAGAGAATCAGATATACCACAAGCTTTACAGGAACAATTATTTGAAGGACCAATTCCGGGTCAGTCATTAACTAATGACCCTAACAATCGTTACCCTTGGGAAGGACCACCACAGATGACTTCTGTAAAAGAAGCTAGAGAAAAAATATTCTTTTCTTTAACTGAACCAGAAAGATTAGAAAACATACAACAGTTATTGTTAAACAAAGTTCCTATTAATGCTATTGCAGAAACTTTATTAGTAGGAGCTTTTAGAGATGGTAAGTTTAATCCAGATATGATTATAAATCTAATGGAACCTACAATGATTATGTTAATGGCTATAGCAGAAAAATCTGGTATTAGACCAATCATAGATGCTGATGATGAAGATTATGGAGATGAAGAAGATTATATGATGCCTCCAGAAAATCCAATCATGGCTAACGATGACACAAGAAGAGTATTAGAAAGAAGAAAAAAATTAACACCACCAACATTAAATAAAGCTGCTGTTGGTAGAAACATAGAAAAAGAATTAGATAAATTAGATGTTAAAAAAGTTCAAGAAAGTATATTACAAAAACCAAAACCAACAGATAGTTTATTAAGTAGAGGATAGTAAAATGGCTGATGATATAAGCAATTTAATTAGTGGAATGGATGATATGACCCTAGAGGAACTAGGTGGTTCATTATTATCAAGACAAGCTAAACTAAACAGACAAAGAGAAAAAGAAGCTAGAAAATCTCAAAAGATTCAAAATGCTTTGGCTATTATAGGTATAGGTCAAGCATTAACAAAAGATGCTTTTAAAAGAAGAACTGATGAGTTAGATGCTATAGAAGCATTTAACAGACCTTTACAAGATTATAAATCAGAATCATCTAGAGTTATTGCTAATACTATAGAGCCTTTACAGAATGTAAATTTTGAAAGTCAAGATTATCTTAACTATAAAAATGACCCAAACTTAAAAAAATATTTTGCATCAATAGGTATACAAAATCCTACAGAGGGAGATTATAGAGCAGGGTATCTAAAAGAAAGTGACCAATTAGAATTATTTGCAGCACAGTTTAGAGAGCCTATTGATAAAACTATACAACAACTATGGGGTAAAAATTATGAAACTCTAGTTGAAGATAGAGAAGCATATGATTATTTATTTGATAGTGCATCTTTTGATATAGCAAGACATTTCTTAAAAAATACTGCAACAGATGGTAGTTATAGACCTGCATATGAAAATTTTCTAGATGAAATGGTATCACTATATACACAAGATGGTGTTGTAGATATGGATAGAGAAGATGTTTTACAAAGAGCTATGGGTCTAACTCAACCACAGTTAGCACAATTAGAAAGAGCATACTTTGCAAGAAAAGGTAATCAATATAGAAAAGGTATATTTGGTGGATTAGGAGATATAGGTAGAAAATGGTTTGGCGTATCTGGAAGAAATGGCTCTCCTAATATATTTGAAACAGCAAGTAATGTAGACATGTATGGAAACAGAGCTAAAGCAGATGGACTATTTGAAATCAATGTACCATCACTAATTAGACAATCAACTAAAAACAATATTGCTGAACTTAAAAAAGGTAATGAATCTGAATTACCTATTGGTCCAGACACTAATGCTAGAATAGCTTATGAAGCAGATGCAGACTTTATATTATTAGCAGAGGGAGACCCTGCTAGTGGTGTTCCCGGATTAGTAGATGCTGGTGGTAAAGGAACAGATGGAAGATTTTATCAAGAGTTTTTTGCAAATAAACAATGGAAAGAACAACAACAAAGTTTATTAGCTAACATGGCTATTCCTACATATGATGGAAAAAATCAAACTGGCAGAAATTTTGATTTTTTTAGAAGAAGTAGAAAATATATGAACTACACCAAAAATTTAAGTGGTGTTGAAATTAAAGATTTTAATGTGCAAACAGGAATACTTGCAAAAGAAATGAGAGATAATCCAGACTTTGCTCGAAGAACTTTTAATGAAATAGCTGGAACTGTTGATGGATGGGAAGCTAATTCAGATGAAGTAAATGCAATATTTGACCAATATTATAATACTGATGAAGGTATTTTATTTATGGCTCATGCAATGGTAGCTAGAAATGGATTATATAGTAGAGGCTTATTTCCAAAAGAAAGATATAGAGCTCCTAGTGATATTGTTGAAACATTTAATGAAGATTATTTTGAACCAGCATTTAATAAGAATGGTGGTATATTACCAATAGTTAACGACAATATGATATACATAGATAGGGATGGATTTAAAACTAAAGAAGATTATAATGGTTTAAATCAAACTCAACAGGCTGCAATATATCATCAAACATTTTTAGGTATATCAGAATCAGATATGGATAATGGTACTAAAATAGAAATGTTAAATACTTTGTTTGAAACAGTTAGTCATCCTACTGCAGGTCCTACAAATTTAGCTACATACTTACAAATTTTAGATAATTCAAATGCTAGAGATGTATTGTTTGCTGTAGATGGCGTAGACCCTACAGAGCCATTAAGTTCATTTATGGGCTATAAAGATATTGGTAAGCAAAATTCTAAAAATATAGAAACAACTATAGCAAAAATAAATCAAGAGTTAGGTAAAGAATATGGATTTGTACCTGACCCTAATAATCCTTTTAATGTTAGGGAACCCAGAACAAGTCAGTCACAAATAGATGACATGAATGCTAATCCTATATTTAAAACAGAAGAATTTGCTGGTACAGAATTAGGTGGACCTAACTATCAAAATATTTTAGACTCACAAATAGATAGAATGACTGAGGTCGGAATTATACCTGCAAATGCTAATATGGATATAGTAGAATATAAACTAAATAGATTAATGCAAACAATAGCATACGCAGAAAGTAAAGTAAACCCAGAAGCTAGAAATCCAGATTCAGGTGCTCAATCATTATTCCAATTCTTTGATACTTCTGCTAAAACAGCAGTTAATAGATTAAAGAGAGAACTAAGTTCAGATTATGATTTACCCGAAGATATAAAAGCTATGATTCAAAGTGGAGATTATAACATATTAGATGCTAATGGTAATACTAGATTAAGTCCTGAAAGTCAAGTTTTATTAGGTTTGTCTAATCTTATAGAAGACAGAGCAGTAGACATGGTAACTGCTGAAAGACTTCCAGATGGAACTGGCTCACAATATATGACAGATTACTTAACTTCTGACATAAATTCACCAGAAGAAAGAGAAGCTATTACAAATCTATATTATAATGTACATCATAAAGCTGAGCTTGGTAAACGACCGGGATTTATAGAAGTTCAAAGAATTAAACTTAATTGGACTGATGCTTATAATAAATATTTTAGTCCTTTTACAAGAGAAGATAAACCAAAAATTCCTTTTGGAATGACACTCGGAACTTAAATGGCAACATCAAGACCATTCTATCTTGCATATGAAGAAGCTGTAAGGCGTAGAGATGCAGAAGAAGAAAGAAAGAAAAGAGAGAAAGAGTTAGAAGAGCAAAGATTATTAGCTTTAAAACCTCCTTCTGTTGACCCTGTTGAAGAATCTTTGTTTGAGCAATTCAGAGAAAGTGACAGAATGGTCAAGAAAGCTTTAGACCCCTCACCTCAAAGAATACCTACAACTAGGTTGACACTTACCCAATTAAAAAATGATAATGAGTTTGCTGATACAGCAGAACGATTCATGGACACTATTGGTCGTAACGAAAATATATTTGAATATCTAAGAGATGCTAATTTTAGTTTATCTGCTGCTGCACAAAGGTCTTTTGAAATGGGAGACTGGGATGAACAAACAATGCAAGATTATAATTATCTTAGAACTAGATTTAATAATGCAGAGATAGGCAGTTTTAAAGAAAGACTAGGACAAATAAAAGATATAGGTGGAGATATTTTATTTGACCCTGTTAATTGGTTAACTTTATTATTTGCTGCACCTACTGGTGGTGGTGCTCTTGGAGCTAGAGCTACTGTTGCAGCAGCACAGGCTAAAGGAACAGCACGATTAGCACAACAAGGACTTAAAAGATATACTAAAGCTAAGTTTGAAAAAGATGTAGGAAAAGAATCTGCAAAAAGATTTGGACTATTAGGTGCATCAGAAGGTTTAGCATGGGCTGGATTGCATGATTACTTTATGCAAGACATAGATGTTAACTTAGGTTTACAAGATGAAATAGATGTAAATAGACTTGCTGTTTCTAGTACATTAGGTGCTACATTAGGTGGTGCTGTCGGTGCTGGTATTGGTAGATTATCTGTAGGTCCAAGATATGCAAAGATGTTAGAAAAAGAATATAAGTTTGCTAGTGAAGCTAATGTTGATGCAACTGTTCCTAAATATAGACAAGGAAGTTTATTTGATGAAGATGAGGTACCTACAACTAAACCTAAAGAAGGTGAAGTTAAACCTACTCCTAAACCTAAAAAAGAAGAAGAGCCTACTATTAGACAACAAGAAGAAGAAGAGTATAGACAGCAACAACAAGCAGATTCTTTATTCTACAACGATTGGATGGATAAAGACAAAATTCCTAATCCTATTAAATGGTTTTCAAAAACTTTTGTAGAAAAACCAACTAAAGTATTTTATGATAGATTACAAAAGTTAGGACCTAACGCATCTTATACTTTAATGAATAATCTTAGAAAGTTAAGACAAGATGTAGATAGAGATGCTCTTGGTAAAAAAGGTACTGGTGTAAAACAAATACAATTAAATAGAGCATATGCAGATGATTTAGATAGAAGTACATTTAATAAATTTACAAATGAAAGTTATGGTGAATATTTTGCAAGTTTGATTGGTCTTTTTAATACAGGACTAGAACAAGCATTTGGTGTGTTAGGATTAACAGGAGTATTTAGAACTAGAATTGCTACAACAAATAATAATCAAGTTAGAGACCTTTTACAAAATAAAGATTTGATGCTTGTAAGAGAAAGAGCTATAGATAAAGAAGGTAATTATTATGGCTTTACTGGTAAAGAAACTATCATGCAAAGGACAATGAATGAAGATGGTACATATACATTTAATAAAAAAATAAATGTAGGTGATGAAGTTGATGGTATAAAACTAGATGCTGAATTACATTTTGGTTATAAAAGATTAAGAGGTTTATATGATGAAGTATATGATTTATCAATACAAGAAGGTTTAATAGATTCATCAGTTAGTAAGTTAGGATATTTTCCTAGGATGTTTAATCATTCAGCAGTACAGAAAAAAAGAGAAATATTACAAGAAAAAATTATTAAGTATGGTCATGCAAATCCTGACAATACTAAAATGAAATTAACAGATTATATAGATGAAACTGGTAATCCAATAGAAGTTGCATATTTTAAAGGTGATAAAGGATTAGATTGGAATACATTTACTATATTACGAGAAGGTGGTTATGATAGTTTTGAAGATATTGCAGCTAGTGTTTACTATCGTAGTCTTACCAATAAACAAAAACAAAGTTTTAATAATCGAGCTGATGTCAAACAATTTGTAAAAGACAATGAATTAAGAAAAGGTCAGTCATATAAGTTTCTTATAGATAAGATTGATGAAAAATCAAATCTAACAATAGATTTTAGTAAGCTAAAGAATTTTAAAAGAAATGATACTATTAGTGCATATGAGTATGCTAGACAAGTTAAAGCAGAAACTATAGTAACAGACATGTTAGAGAAAAGACATATACCTAATGAGTTAAAAATGTTAGGTAAAAGATATGGAGAAAACGCTGGATTTTTACAGTCAAGAAGATTTGTAAACATACCTGATAGAGAATTAAACGAGTTCTTAGAAGATGATGTTATGACTATATCTAATCAATACTTTAACAATGCAGCACAAATATTGGCAAGAAGTAGATATTTTGGTAAAAATATTTCTGTACAAGAAGATACAATATTTAAACCTATACGAGAAGAGTTACAAGAAGCAGGATTAAGTTTGGAAGAGGCTGCAAAAATAACAGATGATTTTAGAAAAGTTGTTAGAAAAATTACAGGTTTAGATAACAGTCATTTAGATAGTTGGTGGAATAAAACTGCTGCTGGTAGAAACTTAGGAGACTTTTTAAAACTATCACAGCAAATGGCTCACTTACCATTAGCTACATTATCTAGTATAACAGAGCCTTTGATTCTTTTAACAAGAGATTTTTCTTCTGATACTACTAAAGATATTGGTAGGGCTTTACTTAGTGAAACTAATAACATGTTTGACAGAATAGGTAAAACAGTATCAAGAGCTAGAGGAAAGGCTACACCAAGACAAAAATTAAGTAGACTTGGCGTAGAAAAAAGAGATGGAGAATATTTTAATGTAGGCAGATTTACTGATGATGAATGGTTTGAATTATATCAAACAGGTTTAGCATTAGAGCAAACAGTAATGGAAAGAATAGAAGGTCTAGCTGGTGAAGCATTAAATGGAAGAGTATTTAAAGGTTTTCAAAACGCATTCTTTAAATCTAATTTATTAACACAATGGACTAAAGCTGTACAACTTGCTTCATTTACTACAGGTAAAAGAATTGTTAGACAACATGCACAAGCACTAGCAACAAACAAGACAAGTTTAGGTGGCACACTATCAGCAGGTAGAAGACAACAATTTATAGATGAGCTAAGTGAGTTTGGTATAAGAGAAAAAGATGCTATAAGATGGTATAGAAATTCTGTAACTCCTGATGGCAAGATTAATGAGAATTTTGCAAAAGGATTAAATAACAGAGGAGAAATGAGTCTTAATGAAGAAGCAATATTTAATGCTAAGTTTCATAGACAAATGATAAAAGGTGCAAATAGATTTACAAAAGAAATTATTCTTAATCCTAGTGTAGCAGAAGCTAACAGACCATTGTGGTTTTCTAATCCTAGTGCACAATTTTTAATGCAGTTTGCTGGTTACCCAACTGTATTTACAAATACTGTTTTAAAAAGATTTGCTAGAGAAATATCAAAAGATGGTAGTAGAAAAGAAATGTATAGAACTGGTAGAATACTACCAACAGTTATGTTAATGACTGCAATAGCTCACATAGGTAATGAGATTAGAAGTAATGGTAACGCAACTTTTGAATATGGAACTAATGAAAAGAAACCAGACCATAAAATTATTTTAGATGCAGTAAGAAGATGGGGTGGTTTAGGTCCTTTTGATTATGCTCAAAGGTTTGCCAACGAAAGAGAAAGAGGAACTGGATTTGTAGCAGAAACTTTAAAATCTATTTCCGGTCCTATACCTCAAGACATTATAGATGCTATTCTTTATAGAAAAGGTTTATCTGAATTAACAGTAACTAATATGCCTTACTTCCAATTATATGATACTATTTTTGGAGAAGGTACTAAGAAAAAATTAAAACAATTAGCAAGAGGAAGTACAGGAGAAAGAAAGAAAAAAGTACCAGATGTTTTAGCTAGAATAGGATATGACAGAGGTGGTATAGTTATGAATGTTCCTAATGTTCCTGATGAACCAGATGAAAGGGTTGACAAATTTACTGGAGAAAGCTATAATAATACTTCAGAGAATGCACAAGATTTATCTGACAGAGAACTTAAAAGACAACAGTTTAAATTAGGTGGTGCTACTTGGAAAGGAATGCGTCTAAGAGACCGATTAGGAGCTGTGCTTTATCCTTTATATAAAAGAGGTGCAGAGAGATTAGGTTATACTGATGAAATGCAAGGTCAAGCTTTTTCTGATTCTTTTGATTATATAAAAGAATATGATAAACAAGGTAAGTTAGAATTTTTTAAAGCTTCAACTGAAAGGCGAAATGACATAGATGAAATAGTTAGACATGCTTTACTTGGATATAGATTAGGTGATTCATTACCAAAAAGAATTGCTGTACAAGCAAAAGATGCAACACAAGCTGGTATGTATTATGGATATAATCCTAAAGCAGGTGTAGATAAGTTTGATTTTAAAACTCCTAAATCTGGTACAGGTTTTCAAAATGAAAGAGGTGACTTAATAAATAATAGAGTAGGATTTGCACTAAGAAAAAAATATGGTGATGATGAACGAGCTGCAATGGATGAATTAATGCGTATGATTGCAAGGAATGATGAGTCATTAAATTATTGGCAAGGTAGTAATATTAACAAAAAACCTTTTAATCCACAAGGAAGGAGAGTAATGTGAACATAGAATTATGTAAAGCAGAGATAACTAGACATGAAGGTAAAGTATTAGAAATATACGAAGATAGTCTAGGATATAAAACTCTTGGTATAGGACATTTATGTCAACCAGAAGACCCAGAATATAATTGGGAAGTTGGTACTCCTGTATCAGAAGAAGTTGTTGACATGTATTTTGAAGATGATTTTAACAAACACTTAGCAGAAACTATTCATGTGTTTGGTTCAGAGGAAGCATTTTATCATTTACCTTCTGACATACAAAGAGTATTGGTAAACATGTGTTTTAATTTAGGTGGTACTAGATTATCTAAATTTAAAAATATGTTGTTAGCATGTAGAGCACACAACTGGAAAGAAATGGCAGTACAAATGGAAGATAGTCGTTGGTATGGTCAAGTAGGTAGGCGTAGTAAAGAACTACAAGATATAGTATTACAACAAAGTGATTCTGTATACTGAAAAACAATTAGAAGATGCTTACAATGCATACAGAAAAATACAAATAAAAGGCGATATGGCTTTTGTATCTTTAAAAGATTTTAGAATTATGTTTGAACAAATATTAGAAGTATTATATAGGGATATGTTATGAAAAAGTTATTAAAAAATATTGTAGGTGCAGTAGCTCCAACATTAGGAACTGCTCTTGGTGGTCCTATGGCTGGTATGGCTGGTAATATGATTGCAGAAGTTTTAGGCGTACCTAATAATCCTAAAGCTATAGAGAAAGGTATAGCAGAGGCTACTCCTGAACAGATGTTAGAACTTAAAAAAGCTGAACAAGCTTTTGAGGTTCAAATGAAAGAACTTGATGTTGATGTATTTAAACTAGAAACAGAAGACAAACAAGATGCAAGAAGCAAATTTAGTAAGGACTGGACTGCTCGTATCATGGGTATAGCTACAGTAGGTGGATTTTTAGGATATATATTCTTAGTAACATTACAACCACCAGAACAAAATAGTGAGGCATTAATTAATCTAGTATTAGGTTATCTTGGTGGACTTGCTAGTGCTGTAATTAGTTTTTATTTTGGTGCATCTAACACTACTAAAGATGATTGATAGAAGTAATATACCAGAACATTTAAGACATTTAGAAGAGTGGAAATTAAAAGCATTATTTTTTATATTTAAACCAAGATGGATGCAGTAGAAGTAATACAACAAGTAGGATTTCCTATTGCAGCAGCCCTAGGTTTAGGCTGGTTTATATATAAACTTATTATGCGTATTGTTGATGGTATGGAAACTAAATTAGATACCATGGATGACAAAGTACAAACTGCATTGGACACAATGGAGGAAAGAGTATCTACTAAATTAGATAGTCAATATGGTATTATTGTAAGTCTAATTGATAGAGTAAGGGCAATGGACAACCAAAGTATTAGACAAGATGTATTGTTAAAAACTTTACTAGGTGTTCCAAATTTAATTGACATAGAAAAAATAGCAAAGGCAGATAGAGATGACCAAAGGAAAGATTGATAACATAGAAAATGTACACCCAATGAGACAAATAACTATAGCTTCTATAGTACAGATAACAATGTTTGGATTTATGTTGTTATCTTTTTTTACAATAGATAAATTATTTGCAGATGAAATAGTACATAAATTTAAAAATCCAAGCTTTAGTGGTATAGGTACATCTGCCCATTATCTTACAATAGAAAACCAAGAGCACATGCGTAAGATGACAATCAAAGAAGAACTTAAAGCTTTACAAGAACAAATAGAAAGAGACAAAGAAAATACAACACTTGCAAGATTTATAAGAAACTTAGAATCTAGAATATATGCACAATTATCCAGACAACTTGTAGAAAATTTGTTCGGTGAAAATCCAAGTACAAGTGGGATATTAGAATTAGAAGGTAATACTATTGAATATAGTATTGAAGATGGAATTATAACTTTAACAATTACGGATAGTGATGGGAATACGACAGTTATTCAGTTGCCTATTGGTGATTTTAGTTTCTAGTTGTGCAGTTCTAAGTCACAACACAGACTTCGCATTAACAAGAGATATAAAGTCTGCCAATATACTGGACTTACAATCAGAAGAATTATTAAATATACCGGCTGCTAAGAGACAGCCTATTATAGCAGTATACTCTAATAGTTTTCAAGACCTTACAGGTCAAAGAAAAAGTAATAGTAGTTTTGCTATGTTTAGTACTGCAGTTACACAAGCTCCAGAAGCTTTGCTTATACGAGCTTTAAAACATGCTGCAGATGGTAAATTTTTTAGGGTTGTTGAAAGGGTAGGTTTAGATAACCTAACTAAAGAAAGACAACTTATCAGGTCAACCAGAGAAAATTTCGAGGAAGACAAACAGCTCAAACCTTTGTTATTTGCAGGACTGCTTATACAGGGTGGAGTTATTAGTTATGACACGAATATAGAATCTGGTGGTATTGGAGCTAGGTATCTAGGAGTAGGTAATAGCAAACAATACAGAGAAGATGTAGTAACTATATCGTTAAGATTAGTTTCTGTATCTACAGGTGAAGTATTATTAGAGACTACAGTTTCTAAAAATATTTTATCAACAGGTGTTTCTCAAGATATATTTCGTTTTATTGAAATGGGCACAGAGCTTGTTGAAGTAGAGGGAGGTGTAGCAGAGAACGAAGCAGCTTCTATAGCTTTGCAAAAGGCAATAGAAACTGGAGTTTTAAATTTAATAGAAATAGGAATACAGAGAGGGTATTGGGAATATGAAAACATTGAAATTAATGAGCCTAGTTGTGATGCTGACTGCATTGACAGCTTACGGGGATGATAATGAAATTTTTGTTGACCAATCTGGAGACAATGCCAACATAGATTTAGAGCAACTTGGTAGTGGAAACATTATCGGTGGTTTAAATTCTACTGCTGGTAGTCTTACAAATCCATTAGATTTAGATGGAAGTGCTTTGACACTTGACATCAATCAAATAGGTGACACTAATAAATTTCTTGGTGATATACTAGGAGATAATATTACAGGTTATTTTAATTTTGATGGCAACTCAAACGCTTTTACTATTCAGGTGGACCCAACAAATACTTATGGTGCTGACAGTTCTGACTTTGATGTACAAGTTAATGGAGATAGTAACACATTTACTTTAGATGTAGCTACTGATTCAATGGCTAGTAGTACTGATTTAGATTGGATTATCAATGGAAGTAGCAATACATTAGATTTTGATATAAATTATGATGGTGGTACTTCTTATGTTGATATAGATGGAGACAGTAATTCTGTTACTTTTGATGGAAGTGGATATGCTGGTGGTTATTTTTATTTAGACCAAACAGGAGATTCACGAACTTTTAACATACAGCAATTAAGTACTTTAAATAATGATTGGCTCAAGATACTTTCAACTGGCGATTCTGGTACTGTGTGTGTCATCCAAGATGATAATGGCACAGCAGTCGGATGCTAGTATTGGAAGCGTAACCGAACTAAATGGCATAGGCAGGATTGTAAGGGATAAACCTTATGATGCTGCCTTATCATTTGACATTGAAAGTTATGACAATGTCGAAACTTCTAATGGTAGAATAGGAATAACATTTCTTAATGATACCAGAGTTAGACTAACAGAACATTCACAATTACTCATAGATGAATTTATCTATGACCCTGACCCATCTAAATCTAAGATGGCTCTACAGTTTGCTAGTGGTACTGCAAGATTTATTACTGGTAAACTAAATAATATAAACAAAGAGAACATTGCTATCTCAACTCCGAGTGCAAATGTTTCTATTCGTGGTACAGATTTTACAATCACAGTCAATGAACTGGGAGAATCTCTTATTATATTATTACCCAAATCAGATGGTACTCCAAGTGGAGAAATACTAGTAGCTACTGCTGCAGGTGAAGTATTGTTGAATCAACCATATCAAGCCACTACAGTATCTATGTTTGAAGTAGAACCAAGTAAGCCTGTGATATTAGATATTACTTTAGAACTCATAGATAATATGTTAATTGTAAATGAACCACAGGAAATAGAAAGAAATGAAGGAGAGATTGGAACTAGCGTTTCTAGTATTCTTGATGTTGACTTCCTTGAGTTTGATGATTTAGAAGTAGATTATTTAGCAGAGGATAATTTAGAATTTACAGAGTTAGATATAAATTATCTTGATGTAAATTTTCTTGAAGACCTATTAGATATAATAGAAGACATAAATGAATTAGACCAGACAGAAACTTTGCTACAAGCTGAATTAGATTTAAAAGGTACATCGTTTGGATTTGACCAAGAAACTCAAATAAATACTTTTAGTACAGACAATGTATTAACATTTTTAAAATCTTTAGAAGATACAGTAAGATTAGATTTAGATAAGTCTAGTGCTTACACAGTAATATTAATACAGAATGGAAAGAGTACACAGATTATAGTAAATGGTGGTGGCTCTTCTACAATAACAATTAGACAAGGGAGTTAATATGAAGTGGGCTAGTTTATTATTAGGATTACTTACGCTTCCATTGTTATTTAACTTTGGACCTTTAGAGGTCATGAGATTAAAAACATTTGATGCGTTAGTCAAAACACCAGAACCATCTGGCTACTTTACTATATTAAATATTACAGAAGAGGATGTCCAAAAGAGAGGAGGTTATCCTTTTCCAAGAGCAGATTTAGCTGACATACATATAGACCTTTTGAATGAGGGTGCTTTGGGTGTTGGTTGGGTAATATTGTTTCCACAGCCTGACAGACTTGGTGGTGATGAAAAGTTTGCAAATGCTTTACAATGGAGACATACTGTATTAGCAATGCCAGAGTTTGACAATGGTATTTATCCTGAAACTCATGGTACTGTTATACTAGGACCAGATGTAAATTTACCACAGGCAAAAGGATTTTTAGAAAACATACCTGAATTAAAAGAAGTATCAGTACAGGGTGCTGTTTCTGCTCCAGTAGATGTAGACAATCTTGTAAGAAGATTACCACTATTACAACAAACTCCGGATGGTTGGGTTGCTTCTTTCGGTATACAAGTTTTAAAGTCATTAGTAGAAGGAACCACATATCAAATAAAAACTAATGACAATGGTATTGAGATGATAAGAGTTAAAGGACTTGACCCAATACCAACAGATAGTCTTGGTCGTAAATGGATTAGTTGGGTTGATACACCACAGACTACATTAGAGGAGATGGATGTTGCAGGTAAGTTTGTATTTGTAGGCGTTACTGCAGCAGGGGTAATGCCCACTTTAGCCACCCCAAATGGGCTATTAGAGCCTCACAAGATACAGGCTGCCCTTGCAGAAAGTATTTTGATTGACTCTCCGTTCATACCTGACTATAGATTATTTGTAGAACTTATTTTATTATGCATATCAGGATTATTAATAACCTTCGTGATAAATCGCTTTGGTATTACTATGGGTGTATCGTTGGCAGGTACGCTGATATTGTCGATGGGTGGGCTAGGTTATTATTTAATCTCTCGAGGCTTTTTAGTTGATGTCACATGGAGTATGACATCTATGACACTCTTGTCATTACAACAATTTTATTTAAGATTCAGACAACAATACAAACTAAGACAACAAATCAAGAAACAGTTTGAACATTATCTAGACCCAAGACAAGTAAAACAATTACAAGAAAATCCTGAACTGTTAAAGTTAGGTGGTGAAAGAAAATATTGCACCATGTTATTTACCGATGTCAGGGGATTTACAAACTTATCAGAACAATTACAACCAGAAGAAGTAACAGAGTTAATGAACAAGACATTAACCATACAAGCCAATGCAGTTAAGAAGTATGGTGGTATGGTTGATAAATATATAGGTGATGCCATGATGGCTATCTTCAATGCACCAATGGACTTAGATATGCATGAAGACAGAGCAATACTTGCAGCTATAGAAATAAAAGAAAAGATGCAAGAAGCAAACTTAGGTATTGAAATTGGTATAGGAATCAATTCGGGTATCGTGATGCTTGGAAACTGTGGGAGTGAAGATAGGTTTGATTATACTGCTATAGGTTCCGATGTAAATCTTGCAGCTAGATGTGAGAGCAGTTGTAAAGCTGTAGGCAAAGATATAGTCATAGCAAAGAATACTGCTCAAGAAACAGACATACCTTTAATTAAACTAGACCCAATAGAAATGAAAGGTATTGCAGAGCCAGTAGAAATATATACTACAGTAGACTTGACAAATCCGACATAGACCCTATAATATAAGTAGAGTGTGCGAAAGGTCGGCACTCATTAACTTGCTTTAATAGGAGTTATTATGACAAATCAAAAAGCATTCGGGCAGTTCAGCCCATTCTCGGTAGGGTTTGATGAAATATTTAATACACTAAGTATGACATCTAAATTAAACTCTAAACCAAACTATCCACCATACAACATTGTAAAGTCAGGCGAAGATTATCGTATTGAAATATCAATGGCAGGTTTCAAGGTCGAAGATATTGATGTTGAAGTCAAGGATAATACATTAACTATATCTGCTGAACAGACAGATGAAAAGAAAGGAGTAGAATATATCCATAAAGGTATATCTGAAAGAGACTTTTATAAATCATTTGCTCTTGCAGAGTATGTTGAAGTAAAAGATGCAGTAGTTTTGGATGGTATTTTGGTGATTTCTTTGGAAAAAAACATTCCAGAAGAAGAAAAGCCTAAAAAAATAGCAATAAAAAGCTAAATCCCACCAGAGGCACGGAGAAGCTCTGTATTAAATAATCGTTCTTACGATACCTATCGCATTAGGTACTATCAGATAATGCAATACAGAGCATCCTGTGAGGTCAATTTTCTTCATTCTCCCATTTTTCTAGCATTTAAGTGATTTTCTATGTCTTGGTGTATAGAATCTAGTTTTGTAGTGCCTTCTCGCATTACAACTTCTAATACAGCATAGTCTTCTGGTTTAAAATGTTCTTTTAATTTTGTAATGTCTGTTGTTATTCTTTCAGTAATTAACTTTCCAGACTTATCATACAAAAATTTATAGCCTAAGAGAGTGGCTTCTTTTCTTTTCATTTCTCAAATCCTGTAAATGTAATATTATCTTGTCTTCCTCGTAGCCCTGCTTTCATATATGTAGTTGCTCGACCTTCAAAGAAGTTCTGATGTTCTACTCCCATGACTTCATCTATCCAACCAAGAGGATTTTCTTTCTGGTCATAGTTAGTTTTAAGACCAAGTTGTAATAATCTTCTATCAGCTATGTATCTATTGTATGCATACATATCTTTTTTAGTTAGTCCTTGTAAGTCTCCCATCTCAAACACTAAGTCTAAGAACTTATCTTCAAGTGTTACCATCTCTCTACAGATTTCATATATTTCTTTCTTGAAATCATCTGTCCATATATCTATGTTTTCTTTTATAAATTCTCTAAATAGTTTAGTCATTGCTTCTACATGCATTGATTCATCACGAATAGAATATGTTACTATCTGACCCATGCCTTTCATCTTGCCGAATCTTGGGAAGTTTAACAAGATTGCAAAGCTACTAAATAATTGTAGTCCTTCTGTAAAAGCAGAATAAACAGCAAGAGTTTTTGCTATTGTTCTTTTATCAGACTTAGTAGGTTTAAAGTTTGAAACATAGTCATGTTTATCTGCCATCTCTTCGTAGTCAGCAAAAGCTTTATACTCTATGTCAGGCATACCTACAGTATCAAGTAGTAAACTGTATGCATGTTGATGTATTGATTCCATGTTGGCAAAAGATGACATCATCATTCTTGCTTCTGGTTTTGTAAAAGTACGCATGTACTTATCTATATATCCACTAGCTACATCTACATCTGATTGTGTAAACAATCTAAATATCTGTGTTAGTAAATTCTTTTCTGTGTCATTTAAGTCTTGCCAGTCTTTGACATCTGTATGTAAAGGTACAGATTCGGGCATCCAATGCATTTGATTTTGTAATACATAATAATCAAACATCCATGGGTACTCAAAAGGTTTGTAATAATCTCTGTTACCTAGTAAACTCATCGAAATTCTCCTTTAATGTTTTAAGTTTATCTTCTGCAGTAGCTAACTTATCTATTTCAATGTCCATTGTTTCAATAATGTTAGGATGTTCAGCAACACCAACACTACTTTTAAAATAGTTTAATAAATTAGTTTCAGCTTCTGCTCTCTCTGCTTCATACTTCAAGCGTAAAGCATTATATATTTTTTGTTTTATCATAATTATCCCTCACAGGCTACACATTCCACATCATCCAACTTGATTCTTGGAACTTTAATATTAACATTCTCTACACTTCTAGCTGCGTTGGACCTAAAATAGTATAGTGATTTTAATTTATTCATACCATACCAATGAACATCATTTACATACTGCATATAGTCATCGTGTATGTCTTGTTGTTCTGTTGCTTTTGGTAAAGTAAAAAAGAGATTTACAGATTGTGCTTGACAAACATACTGTTGTCTTTGATACGCATGTTCAACAACCCATATCTGATTTATCTCATTTGCTGTTTTAAATATTTCTTTTTCATCATCAGTAAGAATATCTAAATGTTGTACCGAGCCATCCTTTCCAGATATATCTTTCCAAAGCTCATCTAATTCTTTATCTTTTAGTCCTTTGTCTTTAAAAATCTTTTCAAGGAATTTGTTTTTAACTTGATAACTACCTGATAAAGTTTTGTGAGTATATGCATTGGCACGATAAGGCTCAATAGAAGGACTAGTACCGGAACAGATAATACCAGAACTAGCGTTAGGAGCAATAGCAAGAAGATTAGCATTGCGAATGTCATCACTAAGTAAATCAGGGCATCCACCACGCATTTCAGCCAATCTTTTAGAAGCTTGAACAGCTTTGTTCTTAATGTGTTTAAATGCTTGATGATTGAAGCTGGTTGCCAGAACTCCCTCGAAAGGAATATTTTTAGACTGGAGGTAAGCATGGAAACCCATCGCACCCAAACCCAACGACCTTTCTCTATAAGCCGAATAAGCCGACTTGGCAAACCCTTCTTTACCTTCTCTAATATATTTTGTAAACCTTTTAAAATTCGCACTATATCCTCCTAACTGTGATGTGTCTACTGCATTTTCTATGTAATGCTCTATTACATTATCTAACATTGTAATTAAATCTTCTATAAAATAATTATCACTAACCCATGTGTCAAACTTTTCTAAGTTTACAGAAGATAGACAACATACTGCAGTCCTCTCTTCATTTGTTGGTAGTGTAATCTCTGAACATAAATTACTTTGTCTTATTTGTAATCCTAATTTTTGTTGTTGTTCAGGTAAAGCATCATTACATGTATCAATATTAACCATGTATGGCTCTCCTGTTTCTGCTCTAGCATTTATAATTTGAAACCATAAGTCTCTAGCATTTATAACTTTGACTGCCTCATTTGTTTTAGGGTCAATTAATCTCCAATCTTCATCATTCTTTACTGCATCTAAGAATGCATTAGTTATATTAATTCCATTATGTAAGTTCAAACATTTTCTATTTATATCTCCACCAGATTCTTTACGCATATTTATAAACTCTTCTATCTCTGGATGACTAACATCTAAGTATGCTGCATAACTTCCTCTTCTTGTAGTGCCTTGATTAAAGGCTAACATCTGTGAATCTACTACATGCATGAAAGGAATTGAACCAGTAGAACGACTGCCATGAGTAGTAGGTATACCATTACTCCTAACATCTCCCCAAAATCCACCAATGCCTCCACCTGAACTTGCCAACCAAATGTTTTCATCATAGTGAGCAGATAAACCACTCCTGCTGTCAGGTACATAATTAAGGAAGCAACTAATAGGTAACCCACGAGTAGTTCCCCCGTTACTAAGTATAGGAGTGCTAAACATGAACCACCTATCGGAACTGTAATTATAAAGTCTTTGAGCCAATTCATAATCTGTCTCGCCTTTGTAAGTGGCTGCGAAGACCGAGGCTCTTGCGAACGCTTCTTGTGCATGTGTTTCTCCTTCCCAAAAGTATCTATCTCTTAGTGTATCTAAACTAAATTTATCAAAGTGTTTTTCTTTGTCATAGTCTATTTCAATTCCCAAGTAAGGCTTGGTTCCTATTTTATCATCAACCATTTTCTTCCTCTATATGTAAAGCTATTATAGCATAATGTATTATCTTTAATAACTCTAATCTTTTATTATCTTTCTTTCCATATCTCATTGCATACTTCATAATGTTACCAATACAAAATCCTTCTCCATATCCTGCATCTATAATCATATCTGTAGCTTGATACTTACCTTCGGCATAATGCTTTTTGTAAGTCTCATGTATATAATCATCTATCTCTTCTAGTATTCTACTCTCACTAAACTTTCTCATTTAAACTTACTCCCTTCAAACCATGCAACCAAACTTCTTCTAGTTCCAGAAGTTACAGGCGTAACTCTGTGTGTAGAAAAAGATGGGAACACTAATATACTACCCTGTTTTCTAGCATTATCAGGAGTTGAACTATGCTGAAATTCAAAGTCTCCACCTGTATAATCATCAGACTCTGAAAGTTGTAGTGTTAAACTTAACTTTCTATGAAAAGCATTATCTGTATCTAGAAATGTATCTATATGCCAGTTATAAAAATCTCCGTTATTTTCATCTCCATGATAAACAGTATACTGAATTGAATCTAAATACTTTACATCAAAATCATAAGACAATCTATTGGCTGCATTAATAGAGTTCCAAAATCTAGGAGCAATAAAGTTCCAAAGAGGCATATGGTCTGGGTTTGCTGTAGTTATAAAAGCAACATTCCCTTTCCTATGTTTTGTAACTCTTTGTTCTGAACCTTCTCCTGTTGTAGCATCCGTTATATTTAACAACTTTTCACATTCAGTTACTATATGATTACAGTCTTCTTTTGAAAACCAATCTTGAAATAACATACAATTTTCCATCACTTATTCTCCCATTCATAATTTTTAACTAACTGCCAATATCTTAATATACTATTAAACATTTCTTTGTGTTTCTCATGAGATTCTTCCTCCCATATGTGGCATAAAACTAAACTTGTATCTGCTCTATCTACAAAGATAGAAACTCTGGTAGGATTATCTATGTCGCAACCTTGTGCATACGCAGACAACTGCATACCATGTTCATCATATACTAATTTAGCAGGGTCTTTACCAAATAGATTGTCTTTCGTTTTAAAGTCCACAAAAATACCGGACTTAGAATACAAGTCTATCTTACCACCATAACCCTGTCGTGCACAGAAAGAATCTTCTGCTATCCATTCTTCATCAGGAAAGTTTTCATCAAGCCAAGCTTTAATAATTTTGTAAGGTTTAGTTTTAGCCTTACCTAAAAATCCTTTTTCTATTTGAGCATGGATTTTAGTTCCTTCTTCTGCTGCTTTTAAACCTATATTCTTAGCATCGGCTTTGCACCTATAAACATAAGAATCTAAAGATTCCTCATCGCCAATACCTACAGTAACTGCAGATTTAATAGCTTGTGTAATCTTCCAATTTTCTAAAGCAGGTTTAGCAATCATACCTATAATGGTAGTTACTGATGGAACTAAACCTAAAGACTTGGCATCTCTCAATGTGGTATTTCTTTCTTTACCATTAGCACCTATGATTGTATACATAGGTCCACCATCTTGGTCATACCAATGTCCTGATTCGGATGTAAATTTATTATAGTTATCTAATTTACTTTTGTCAATCTTTTTCTTCATCTTTTAAACCTTTAAATGTTTTAAATACATCTGTGGTAAATAATTTTTGTATACTTACTAACCACATTTTACTTGCATTATGGTCTCCACCACTTACAGATTTTTTGAAATCTAATTTTTCAATTAACTGTTTTAGTTTTGGAACTTCAAATACAAGTGTGCAGAATATATGGTCATCAATACAAAGGTTATGGAACCAGTAGTCTGCTTCTGTTACTGCAATACCTGATGGCTTTCCATATGATTCATATTCAATACATATATTACCTGTCTTCATCCACATACCTCTTTCGGATTTAACTTCAATCCTTTTATTAGTAAGCATGTTGGCTACCTTTTCTTCTCTAATCTGACCATATTGTAAATCAAGGTCAAACTTTTTTCTATCTTTCTTAGTGGGTTTCACTCCAGTTTCCTCCTATTTTATATTCTCCATCTAGTTCGCAACGCATTTTAAAAGTCTGTCCTGCTTTTCTAATTGCATCGCATCCCATTCTTCCAACAAAATCTGCCTGAGATTCTTTTACTTGTAACTGCCATTCATCATGTATGTTGGCAACAAACTTAGCATCTAAGGTATTTAGTCTTATCATCTCATCTAAGTATATCATAGCTTGTTTCATTACGATAGCACCACTTCCTTGTAATAAAGTATTCAAGGCAGCATGTGGGCTACGCACATATATCTTTCTTCTATCTATACCTAAAAGAAATCCTCTTTGAGATGCTTGTTGGACTTGGTCTCTTAGTTTCTTGAGAGCAGGTAAGTTTCTAAAGAATCTTTGTTTTAATTGTTTACCTTTCTTTATATCTCCCTTTGCAATCTTTCCTATCTTCGCATCTCCTGCACCATAAACTAAAGCATATATAAATGTCTTAGCTTGGTCTCTTGTTTTTAATCCTGCTAGTTCTTGATTAGTTGTATGTATGTCTCCATGTAAAACTTCATTAATATAATTATCATCTTTCATATAGTGAGCCAACATCCTTAGTTCTAATCCACTAGCATCTATACCTACAAGTTTATATCCTTCTGGCACAGTCCAACAAGCTCTACATTCTTTACCGAATGGGCTATGTATATTAGGAACTTGTGCCATGTTAGGATTTCTATGGGTCATTCTCCCTGTGATAGTTCCATTTGGTATAACCTTACCATGAACTCTATCATCTTTTAATTCATCAATCCATGATGATATTTGTGCAATTCGTTTTTGATATAACAAGTAGTTAGCAATTAATTTAGCCTCCTCTATATGTTCAATCTTTTTAAGAGTGCCTTCATCTACAATAGGTTGACCTGTAGGTGTAAACCTTTCTGGTTTCCAACCAAAGTCTATAAGATATTCTCCTATTTGTTTCCGACTTCCTAGATTAAACTCAACTAATTTTTTACGCATGAATGGCTCATAGTTCTTTTGTGTCATACAAGTGTCATACTCCTCATCAGTAAGACCTCGTTTACTTAACTGTCCATCCTTACGAACATAAGGTGTAACTATTTTATCATCTACTAACTTAGGTTTAAATGTAGTTTGTACTGCTAGTTCAGTCTGTGATTTTTTATCCTGTAAGTCTGCAAGTAATTCCATTGCTTTCCTACTATCAAAATAAAACCCAGACTTCTCTTGCTGATTTATAATCTTAGCAACTCTATGTTCTAGTTCTAGACTTTGCTCACTAAAACCTTTGCCTTCATTTAATAAATGCTCATACACTTTTTCATTTAAACATACATCTCCTACACAATACTCTAACATTTCTGGAGAGTATGTTGTAAACTCTGGTTGTTCTTTCTTATACATGTTTACTCTAAATCCCCAAGTCTTGAGACTATGTCCATTTTCTCTGACTGGATTATAAAGTCTTGACATGACAAGTGTATCAATGACTTGACCAGTAAATTTAAAATCATATAGTTTTTCTAATACTGGTAAATCAAAACCAATTATATTATGACCTATCAAGGCATCAGCAGTAGATAATAAATCTAATCCATCTTGTATTTGATTATGACCAAACTTATGTATCTTACCATTAAGTTCTTTTGCAACTAAGCACCATACTTTTGTTGCATTTAAGTCATCTGTTTCTATATCAAAAATCATCTTCATTATAGAATGTTTCCTCCTCCGATAGTTCGTGTAGTCTACCTGTTTCTATATCATATTTCAAACTACATGCCAGTCCTGTGTCTCCTGTATATCTTGACTTCAAGACTCTGACTTTAGTTATGTTTGCTTCTTCTTTATCTTCTGCTTGTTGATTTCTTTCTAATGCTATCACACAATCAGATAACTGTGCAATACCTTGCGACCCTTTGAGATGTGATAGTGATACTTCTATACCTTTTTCATGACCTCTATCTCCTGATGCTCTACGCAAGTGTGATACTAATATCATTCCCACACCTGTTTCTTCAACAAGACTACGAAGTCTATTCATAAGCATATCAATACCTCTCCTCTCATCTCCTTCTGTCAACACATTTACAAGCATATGTAAGTGGTCAACCACTACCCAATCACACTCGCAACCTACAATAATATATCTAAGTTTAGAAAATATCTCATCTATATCTGTAGCACCTAAGTGTGCATGAATAAATACTCTACCTTTTTCTATTGCCTTATCAAACAAAGCATTCAATTCTTCTTCTGAATAATTATTTCTTTTCTCTGATAAATATATTCTATCATTTGCTTCGATAGATACAATACCATCAGCAGTTCTCAACCAGTTTTCTTCTAGTGCTACGATACCTACATTATCTTTTGTATTCTTTATAAGATGATGTTCAAGTTCTCTAGTAACACTAGACTTACCTAGTCCTGTTCCACCTGTAAGAGTTACTAACTCTCCTTTACGCATACCATATAGTTTTTTATTCAAACCTTCCCAAGGATATGCAATACTTTCTTTTACTTCTCTATGCATCCATTCATCTTTCTTACTAGATAATTCTAAGATACCAGATGGTGTATAAGTTTTAGCCTCCCACCATGCAGTAGTAAACTCCTTAAACTTTTTCTTGACAAGCATTTCGTTTGCATCTTTATATCCATTCGGAAGATTTACAATCTTTGCTTTTCCCGGTTTTAGAATACGGGCAACCTCCAAGGCTGACTGTCTACCTGCTTTATCATTATCAAAACATATCACAACATTATCAAATGATTCAACAAACTCAATACTCTCTCGTATATCTCTTACTGCAGAAGATGCACCTCGTTTAATAGATACAACTGCCCATTTGTCTTGGAACAATTCATTGACTGCCATTGCATCACACTCTCCCTCAACGATAGTGAGATACTTACCACCTGTATTTCTATACAACTGCTCTCCGAACAATCCTGTTCCCTGAAATGTGCCATTACATGCAAAGTTTTTGTTGTCTACATATCTTGTTTTAGTTCCAACAATCTCACTCCCATTGTAATACGGATAGATATGTTGTTTAACATTACCATTATTATCTTTTATAACTTTAACTCCAAACTTTCTAGCAGTATTTTCTGTTATACCTCTATCAGATATAGAAGAATATACTCCTGTGTAAGAGTTTAAGAAAGATGTTTCAGGTTGTTTCATGGGTACAATATTATTGTCATTTGTACTCACAGTATCTGCATCATCATAGTCTGGAAAAAATGTATCGCAACTAAAACATTTTGCAGAGCCATTATTATTAAGTGAAACAGCATCACTACTACCACACTTAGGGCATGGTAATTTATGTTTAACAAACTTTGTGTTCATTCTATCTCCTAAAAAAGTGAGGCATACATTTCTGCATACCTCATTATAATTAAGACTCTATTAAAGCCTCATCCACTAGATGTTCTTTCATCTGATTATTGAAAGTCTGGGATGCAGCACTTAATACTGCAATCCTTTTCTTCAATGTTCTTATCTCTTGCTCTACTTCAAGTATAACATAGTAAGAACTTTGTGCCTCTTGGCTTAGTTTAAGAACATCATATTTATTACCTTCTAGTTCGTAGGTAATATTTGGTGTAGTATCATCAGCCATGATTAAAACTCCTCGCCTTCATCAAAAAACTCGGAGCCATCTTCGGCTTTATACTCAATCAAGTCTATGATTTGGACAGCCTGTAGGTCAAGGCTCTTGCCTGTATTACCTGCATACTCCCATTCATATTCATTGCATTGAACTCTAACCTTAGAGCCATTGCCAACAGCAAGATTAACTTCCTGTTTGTTTTGGTCAAGCAATCTAGGTGCATTCCTAATCATTCCATTAGGACCATTTACCTTACGCTTGATTACTAAAGCAGGACCTTCATCCATTTGCTTTATTTTATGACCTCGACTTACAAAGTCATCAGCCACATCCTGTTCAACAACCAAGTTGACTGTATAAACAGGTTCAAAAGTAGTATTGGGTGTCTTAATACTTGCCCAATACGCAGTTCCATCTACTATCATATTTTCCTCCTCATAATAGTATTAAAGTTAAAAGGGTTTGTGAGCCAACCAACCCCAAAGTTGTGGTCAAAGCCAAGCCTACTAGCACATTGTATGGAGATAGAGGGCTTTGCATTCGGCTACTCGTTATCATTGCCCAGAAGTATATCACTCCTCCAACCCTGTGTCAAGTATTTTATCAATATTTTTTATATCATCTTCTTCTATGTTCAATAGTTCTACTTCAAATGTATCTCCATTACCCATAAATGTAACGACATAATGTACCTCAAAATCGTGTTCTTGTCTTAAGAAGTCTACAGATTTTACAAACTGTTGATATTCTTCTTTATTTAGTATGGATTTCATACTGCCTCCTTTGTCCACCAAGTCGGTTTAGACCTACCTCGTTCCCACTTGGCATAATGTTTTTCGTTAATGCAATAGTTGCGATAAGCAACAATAGGGTCTTCATCTTTATACTCCTCGGGCATAGCCTGTGCTACTGTTGTCATGTTCCAATTACGCACTACTGGATGGTCAAGTGGAACATCTCCTACAGTCAAATTCCAATCTGTAATATTCTTAGGATGCTTTTTCAAAGGTTTACTAAGCTTTGTAATACTTGCATGTTCTTTACCATATCTATATGTATATTCTTTTCCTAATGCAATAAAATGGTCATACAACCATTTGTAATTACCAAGACATTCCCTAGCCCATATAGTGCATGGATGGTTCCAATAGGCTCTCTTATATAGTCCTACTTTATCAGCATAATCATCTCCATCTAGTTCTCTATGTGCTGTGCATAGCATCTGTGCTGTTTCCAAAGGCATCTTTACTAGCATCTTATCTGGTTGTGCTTGTGCAGATTTCTTTGGACAATCATAAAAATAAAATATATTCATCTACCTTGCCCTCGATATTTTTTATAACTTCTTTTCTTGTTCTTGTTCATGTGTGCCATTGATATTTTAATACGCCTAGAACGACCTCCTGTGCCCTGTGAGGTGCTTTTCTTGACATGGTCAATGGTTTGTATTGTTTTACCTCTAACTGCCATCTTTGTATCTAAATCCTAGCATATCCATAACAGGCAAACAATATTCAATTTCTTCTTGTGTCATTGTTTTAGAATTTCTAATACAATTAATTCCTGTTTCTACAGAAAATTGCCTCAACTCTTTTATTGTCATGAATTGAACACCTATAGCAATAATTAAACCAATAATTATTCCTAAGTAATTTACATGTAATATCCCTCTTGTCATACTTCCTCCTAATGTAATGTATGTTTGTTATTATCCCTCAACATTGTCTCAATGTCAAATGGTATGTGCTTCCTCAACTCTCTCAAGTGTTGGAAGTCTCCTTTAAAATCATAAGTCTTGTCATTTTCGGTGTCTTCTATTGTAAATATATTTTCTACACCCTCAATCAAAACTAGATTATCAATAGCAAACTCAATAGAATTTGCATATGTTTTGATGAGTTCTGTATTACCCTCAATCAAAACTTTAAATATGTATTCCTTCATTTAGTTCCCTCAACTCTTGATATGTTGTAATGTGTGGGTATTTTTTTAATTGTTTCATAATCCATTTGTCTGTCATGTATGACAAAAACATTTGACCTGCACCAAATGTATGTGTTTGTTCTGGTATAAGTTCATTCACATTATCAACAGTAATTGTTTTACTTTGTTCTTCTGGCAATAAAGATTGCAACCATTCTACTTGAATAGGTTTAACTCTTGCCCTTAACTCTTTCATTTTCTTTGCATTCATTCTAATACTTTGAACTCCATGTATGGTTGTTCTCTATGTCCTCTTGGCAACCATTCTATTTCATCTTCAACGCTTAACGCTGTAATATTTTGAACATCTATATTACTACCTGTATCATAATCATATCCCATCAGTAATGCTTTACCTGCTAGATTACGACCTCTGATATTAAAATACATGTTCTCCCTCAATAACCCTTCATCATCTACCCATAATGTATTATCATCATCAAATTGTATTGCATCAACTGTGCTACAGTTCATCAACAAATAACAATCCTCAAGATTACCTAGTATATCTACCTCTTTGACTGTGTGGTCAAATGGATTAATCAGTATTCCTTTCATAATATCTCCTCCCTCTTGAGATTAATGTTGCAATAACTTCTCCTGCAACTTCATAAATAAATTGTTCTGTGCATTCCTCATTCTCATAACCTTTCAGTTCTTCCATGATTATCATGCTTATTTCTTCTATACTTTCATCTGTCAATCTTCTGACAACTTCGTAGTCTCTAACTAATACATTAGATACTGTGCTATAAATACTCATATCATTCTCTCCTCTAGCATTTCTTCTGCTAGTATATCTAGTATTTCATCTCTATCATCATCTGCATGTAGTCCATACTCTAATGAAATATCATCTACTCTTGCCATATGTATATCATCTAAAGATAATTCACATTGTGCAATATCTTCCCAAATTTCTTCCCATATCATATCATTTATTTGATTGCTCATTGTCTTTGCCCTCCACAGCATCCATCATTTTCATCATGTTATTATACATAAACTCATCATACTCTTGTTGAGCAATGAATTTTTTATACTCATCACTATCTTCATCAACATTCTCTATCCATTCTCTAAATACTTTACTCATACTCACTCCTTAAGTCTGTAATATATTCATCAAGACTATTAAATATACTTTGTATATTAGTATAATTTATATCGGAACCTTGTAATTTAACAGACAATCCATGTAATGCTCTTACCACATAGACTATATCCATATCTAAAATACTTATCCAATCCTGTTTTGTTTCTGACCAATATAATATATCATCAGTCATATCTGCAGGAACATTATATCCCATAGTTTTTGTTATGTCAAGTGCTTGTTTTACTTTCATATGCTTCTCCTATAAATGAACTACAAAACCAGTCATATCTTGTTTTGCTTTACCCTTTGCTTTTAGACCTACAACTACATTTTGTTTGTCTAAAAATCTTAAATCACTCTCATCTCCATCAATAACTTCTTTGCCTTTCCAAAAGATAGGCAAGATTTTAGTGTTAAAGACAACAGCAATATTGTATTTGATGGTGTCAAAGTATTCGGCATACTTTTGGTTTGCCTCACTATAACTCCATGTCAAATGATAGTTATCAATACCCTCAATTTTTCTTGTAGGTATCTTTGTGTAATCATAAAACTGAACATCTGGAAAATGCTCAAACACATTCTTACCATCATATTCAATCTTCTCATACTGTATATCACTAGTGCCATTCAATCTAATGGCAGGTCGCTTATCTTTATTAGCACAGTATCTTACAAACTTCCCAATATCTGTAAGCAACTGTTCCATAAAGGAAGGTCTATCATTCAAATACAGATTGGTCTTACGCTTCCTTGCCTCCTGTATTACATTGGTGGTCTCTCCTCTCTTAATAATACCACCTCTACCTGCTGTGTTAAGACAAGCGACCTTACACCCAGCAATATCCTGATAAGGACAAATCTTTGTATTGATAGGTTTCATATGTAGAATAGATGTAATGTATCTATCATCTACTTTTCTGCCCTTCAATATCTTTGGATTGTTTATTGTTAATAATTTATATGTCATTTTAATGCACCAATGTTAAATGTGGTTCTTGTTTTTCTACTTCTTGCTCATATGGATTTGCTAATATTTCAAACTCCACATCTGCTCTTACAACTATCTGTAAAAACTCTAAGACTAATTCAATCATGTCTTCTCTACTCATAGTTCCAAGTAGTTCACTCATTTCTTGAAAGTCTTTTTCCTCAACATCACTTTGTTCAAATGCTATCTTTTCAATCTCACTAAATAATTCTAATACTTTCATATGCCTCTCTCCTGTGCTGTGCACCCATTATAGCATCCCTGTCAAGGCAACTTATAATAGGTGCTACACATTATATATTAACCTACAAATTTAGCAATCAATGTCTCAACTAAATCTTTAGCATTGAAATCGCCACCCATAGTTGCCAATCCAAGTTCATCTGATATACCTGTTCTAATGCTAGAAGGTATATTAGTTCTGTATTCAAAGTCTTTTGCTTTAGAATTACCATAACAACCAAGATTTAATTCAACATATGTTCCCTCATAGTGATACCTATATGAATGGTCATCTATATTACAGTTTTCTCTATTGAAATCTGTAGTTAAGTTTTCCAAATCCTGTTTTAATTCATTTCTTTGTTTTTCTAAATCAGAAATTTGGTCTACAAGACTATTGTATTCAGACAAAAGTTTATTACATTCTTCTTCATAACCTGATGCAAATACTAATTGTTTCATTTCAGATAGACTTTTCTCTTTCCAAGCATTAACTACTTGTCTTTCAATAATTTCTCTATCCACCACTCTCATTGCTTTACTCATATGCCCTCCATATTTAAAGCGTGGTGGCAATCCGAAGACTACCACCGATTAAAATTTATGCGAACAAGGATTTAATCCCTTGCCACACTCTACCTAGAACAGATGTGTTTTTGTAATACACAATCTTATCTAATGACTGTAATGTTTCTTGAACATCAATATTATTTGGTATCTCTAATACCTGCATACCTGTATTTGCTTTACCAAGTTTAAGTTTCTTGGTAAAGTATAACTCCTTGACAGGATTGTCAAGTTGTTGATATGCCGATACTTTTCTGAAATGAAACCCCATAAAAGTTCTACCTGTTGTAGTTCCAAATCTTTCTTTACCACTACGAACTCTAGCAATATTAATGCCTTCTGTATGTAGTTTGTTCCACAACATTCTAATTGAATGTGGTGCGTGTGCTATGGCAGTAGTCGTTTGACTACCACCATTTGTATATGTAATTTTACCCATCATAACTCCCGACTGTTAAGTCAATGTCTTCATGACCATCTTTACTAAACAAAGTTAGTTTATAATCTCGGTCATAATATACTTTGTTATTATCTTCATCCCAAGTGAAATCTCTTGCAGTAATAACAATATCTCTAACAAAAGTATCACTTTCACTTTCACTACCACCTAATTTATGTGAGTTAGTAGTAATTTTCACAACTCTATGTATTGACAAATCCATATTAGTCCTCCTTATCAACTAAACAAAAATCAATCTTTGCTACATATTTACCAATCAATTGGTCTCTTACATTTTTAAGAGCATCTTCTGCTTCTCTTTGAATTTCATCAATGGTTTCATATTCAAACCTATCAACTTTCTCCTCTAAGTCGCTTACAGTATATTCTAAGTTCTCAAAATCATATTTATAATCATCAATCTTAGTCAACTCATCTCCAACCATTTCATCAACTTCATTAAAAATGTAGTTTTTGAATTGGTCATCACTAATTAGCCATTTAACAATGACACCCTTGAGACTAAACTGTCTCACTTTTCTAAGTATATTTTCCATATTTATTGCCCTCCAGCATAATAGAATTTATATTTATATATATTTAATTACCAACCTTCCACCCGTTCTGTTTGTTCTGGGAACATTATAGCATCCCTGTCAAGACAAGTTAAGTCTTAAAACTCTATAACCTGCCATACTGTTCCCTTTTGCATTGAACTACCATCAAGGAAATCAAATGTAGATTTCAAATAAGCAGTCTCCTTGCCATTAGTCCAAATTTCACTCCTGTCCTCTTTGAAATTATTACCCGACTTGTATGAATAACCCAACTCATTCATGTAAATAGTCGCTTTCTCTTGAGAAGTGAACTGTGAAACATAAAATTTTCCTACTTTAATACGCATATACATCTCCGTTTGGTTGCTGTGTGGAGACATTATACCACCCCTGTCAAGACAAGTTAAGTTTTAAGAATAATAGTCTGTAGAGTGCTTAAAAACAACCTTAAATTTACTTACCCACAACCTTTTCACAACTTATCCACAAGTTATAAACAGGTTATCCACAGTAAAATTTGCAACATTGTTTCATAATTGTAACATAATTGTAACATAACTTATACTTTCGCCCTCAACCAACAGCACCCCAATTTTTTAAATTTACTTAATTAAACTTACATACTTAATTAATTAATTACTTGCATGGCGTTTTCTGCACACACCCAAGCATATAAAAAGCATTCCTCATTATCCACAATGGTCTCGCAAGAGTTTGACAGGCATAAAAAAAGCACCAAATTTATTAGACTTGGTGCTTCTAAAGGCTACTTACGCTTGGTTAGCGATGTAGTCATCAATCATTTTGAGATAAGTCTTAGCCAAAGTCTTGCCATTCAAGATTTTGTGTGCCTTCTCAAATGAGAGTTTGTTTCTCTTAGCAAGGTCGAACATCTGTGCAGTTATGCGTTTTTGCATTAACCAGTTCATCTTGCCTGTCTTCGCATCTTTTGCGAATTTATATCCGATTGCTCGGCATTGTGGATATGATGCAGGCGAAGTTCTTCTATCTGTATCATACTCGTTTATATTAAATGTATTTTCCATATGTCCTCCTTAAGACTAATAGGAATTAACTAATCCTTCCACATAATTGTGCAAGAACATCCATTCATCTGCATTACTGCAGTTGACTATTTCGCAATCGAAGCCCGATGCAATAAATTGCTTAGCGACTTCCATTGCTTTGTGAGTTGATTGGAACTCGTAAATTTCACCAGTTCCAAAGTTTAAGTGTATTATATTTTTCATGCGATTTATGAATTTTATGAGTGGAGAAATTGTCAAGACTTGCGAAGTATGAGCAACTTGTATAGTCTTGATAATTTATACGCCATAAAATATAATTCGCAAAATGAAAAAGGTAATGCACTGTTAAGAACTTTGGTGCTGAGGGAGATTTGCGATGCATTTGTTCCAATCAAACTCACAAAGCGATGAGAACAAAGGTTAGCAATTTATAAGTCGGTGCCTTTCTGAGATTAGTGAAATGGTTGACTGCAAAGGAATGCTTAGATGAATGAATGTTCTTGGGTTTTGCATGATTATGAGGGAGGATTACTGCTTAATTTCTATTGGTTTTAAAGTAGTTGGAGGACAATATGGAAAATGCTTTTGATATGAATGACTGATGCAGAATAGAAGGGCAAGTCTGCGTCATTGCATTTTTTCACAATGCCAGAACAATCGTGATAATAAATTTGTAAAAGATTTGCATTTAACAGGTATGATTAACTTGTTAACCTGAAAAAACGCAATAACTGCAGACTTATGTCGACCTTGCCCAAAGAGAAACACCTACTCTCGTTTGCTAGGTGCACGAAATCTTGAATTACTCAAGAACTTTGGGTAAGATTTGTCCATAATGATTAGATGAGTAGGAGTTTTACCAAGCGTTGTAACTTTAGAGGCTCCAAAGTCTGATGAATTGGTGTCCTCAAAGGTCTGCAAAGTCTGTTTAGACCATTCAACGCTTGGGGGTGGGCAGGTCGCCATGCCCTCTATCCTGCATATACATCTAATACACGCACAAAATTTCACAAATCTGCCATTAACCAGACTAGTTAACGACCCGACTATAAAGACTATAATATTTTTTAGTGTTTTGGGAGGTTTTTTCCGACTATGAAATGTGGTGGGAGATATAGATATAACCCCCGGACCACTAATGTTCATTATATATGTTTATATGGCTTTTGTCAATAGATTTAAACAATTATTTTTAAATACTTGACAAAACTGGTTTATGACTATATACTTATACACATGGCTATACTTCCAAGCATAAATAGTAATGAAAGAAAAAGAGAGTTAACTGACAAACAGGAGGCTTTTCTTACACATCTTGTAGAAACACAAGGAGATGCTAAGAAGGCTGCAGAACTTGCAGGGTACTCTTCACACTATCATCATGTTGTAAAGACTTTAAAGTCTGAAATACTTGAACTAACTCAAGAAGTATTAGCTAATTCTGCACCTAAAGCAGCATTTAAGCTTGTAGAGATTATGGAATCAAAGAAACCTATCATACAGGCTAATAATAAACTAGCTGCTGCACAAACTTTATTAGATAGAGTAGGTGTAGGAAAAATAGACAGAGTGGATGTAAATCATAATGTCAATACTGGTGGCATCTTTTTAATGCCGGACAAAAAACCTATTGATGCAGAATATGAGGAAGTAGATAATGCCTAGAAAAAAAACAGCAACTAAGAAAAAATCAACAGTAAATAAAGCTGGTAACTATACTAAACCTACTATGCGTAAAAGAATCTTTAATAGAATTAAAGCTGGTAGTAAAGGTGGTAAACCCGGACAATGGAGTGCTAGAAAAGCACAGATGTTAGCAAAAGCTTATAAAGCTGCTGGTGGTGGTTATAAGTAATGGCTAGAGCTAAGTCACAACAAAGCCTAGTTAGGTGGACAAAACAAAAATGGCGAACTGCTAGTGGTAAGAAATCATCAGAAACTGGTGAAGTCTATGCACCAGAAGCAACCATTAAGCGTTTAAAGTCTACACCATCAGGAAGAAAGAAGTTAGCTGCTGCTAATAGAAAGAAACGAGAAGCAACCAGAAAAGGTAAACAACATGCTAGACATGGTCTTCATAAAGGAAAGAAAAGATAATGGCTAAGAAAAAAGATTCAAGATTAACAAGAGCAGGAGTAAGTGGTTATAATAAACCAAAGCGTACTCCTAATCATCCAAAGAAGTCACACATTGTTGTTGCTAAAGTAGGCGATAAGATTAAGACTATTAGATTTGGACAAAAAGGAGCTAAGACTGCAGGTAAACCAAAAGCTGGTGAGTCTGCAAGAATGAAAGCAAAGCGTAAAAGTTTTAAAGCTAGACACGCTAAGAATATTGCCAAAGGAAAAATGTCAGCAGCTTATTGGGCTGATAGAGTAAAATGGTAAGATTATTTAATAAGCTTCATACATTTATGAAGTGTGGTCGTATAAATAAAGTTATACGCATGATAACAAAGGAGTAAAAATGGATATTATAATTGGAATAGTAGTTGCTACAGTTGTTGTAGGTGGTATTGTTTATAAATACAAGCCTGAATGGATTGAAGTAATCAAGTCATACTGGAAGTAGTCTCTTATGTCATATACATTTGGTAGTAACGAAAAGCCTGTATTGATGACCAATAAAAAGAATGGTGGTCGAATAGGTAAAGGTTCAAGACCAAGACCCGGATATTTTAGTCAGCAGTACAAAGATAACTATGACAAAATATTTGGTAAGAAAGTTTCCAAAGCCGATAAGGCAGAGGAGGCGTAAGAGGCTTCTTAGGACAATTCTTCATTCACCTTAGTCTTAAGAAGCCCAGCTCTAGGAATAAATATGGAAGTACCAATAACATACATTAGAAGAACTTCATCAACAATACCATTTGGTTATGTAGAATCAGATGAGTATGAAGGTTATTTAAAACCTATTGAAGAAGACTTAAGAGTATTAAAAGAAGTATCAGAAGCTGTATTTCATGGAGAAATAAGTTTAGGCATAGGAGTTGATTGGCTAGAGGCTGAAACAGGAAAGAGGATGTCAAGACCCGGACTTAAAAAATATGTAGATAAAAAGTATGACAGATAAAGAAAAAAACTCTACAAAGTACTTGACAAACTCAAAAGGTGAGTATATACTAAATAAAGATGGTAGTCGGAGAAAAAAACCCGGCAGACCTAAGAATAGTGAATTATCTAATATTAAACTAGCATTACAAGCTAAAAATAAATTAGATAAGAAAAATAAAAAAGTTAAAAAGTTAACACGCAGTTTAGCTAGAGTTAAAAAAGAAGTAGAGATTGAAGAAAAGTCTCTTACTTCAAATGTCTTAACGCAATCGGAAACTAAAGAGTTACCGGATGCGATACAAGAACATTTAGATACAACTGGGGAGTATGTGGCATTTATGCCAAATGAAGGACCCCAGACAGATTTTTTAGCTGCATCAGAAAAAGATGTTCTTTATGGAGGTGCAGCAGGTGGTGGTAAAAGTTTTGCAATGTTAATAGACCCATTGCGATATTGCCACTTTGCCGAACATAGAGCTTTAATACTTAGGAGGTCTATGCCAGAACTACGAGAACTTATAGATAAGTCTCGTGAACTCTATCCAAAAGCATTTAAAGGTGCTAAGTTTAGAGAAGTAGAAAAGTTATGGCAGTTTCCTAGTGGAGCTAAAATAGAGTTTGGGTTCTTGGAACGAGATGCTGATGTGTATCGTTATCAAGGACAAGCGTACAGTTGGATAGGTTTTGATGAGATAACTCACTTACCTACAGAGTTTGGTTGGAACTACTTAGCATCAAGGCTAAGAACTACTAACCCAGAGATTAAAACATATCTAAGATGTACAGCTAACCCCGGTGGTGTAGGTGCACAATGGGTAAAGAAAAGATATGTTGAAGCTTCTGAACATAATAAAAGTTTTATAGGTTCAGATGGTTTAACAAGAAAGTTTATTCCAGCATTGTTACAGGATAATCCGTACCTTGCAGAAGATGGTGAATATGAAAGGATGCTAGATTCCTTACCAGCAGTACAGCGTAAGCAGTTGTTGGAAGGAAACTGGGATGTAGCAGAAGGTGCAGCGTTTGCTGAATTTACACCAGATGTACATGTAGTAGCTCCTTTTGAATTACCTGCATGGTGGGAAAGAGTAAAAGGATTAGACTATGGTTATGCTGCAGAAAGTTGTTGTCTATGGGCTGCTATAGACCCTGATGATAAGACCATCATTATTTATAGAGAATTATACAGAAAGGGTCTAACAGGGGAAGCACTCGGCGACACTATAACTCAAATGGAAGAGAATGAAATTAAATCTATTCCGGGAGTTTTAGATACTGCTGCATGGTCAAGAACTGGATATACAGGTCCTACTATTGGTGAGATACTTGTCAATAAAGGACATAAATTAAGAAGAGCTGATAAAAATAGAGTAGCTGGTAAAACTCAAATACATGAGCATTTAAGGCAACGAGAGAATGGCAGACCAAGATTACAAATATTTAGTAATTGTGTCAACCTTATAAAAGAATTACAAGGTATACCATTATCTAAAACGAATCCGGAGGATGTAGATACACATGCTTCGGACCACGCTTATGATGCATTAAGGTATTTAATAATGAGTAGACCTAGAATGGACCATCCTTATGATAGGATGATGAAAATAAAAACAGATATATATCAACCTTCGGATAATACATTTGGATATTAAACATGGCAGAAGATAATACATTTTTAGATGCGAACAATCTTTACGAAGAAGTAGAAGGTGAAGCTGGAAAACAATTAAAGTTACCAGAAGACCAACAGCGTAATCTAATAGGAATTATAAAAGGTAGATATGCCCAAGCAGAAATGGCTAGGGATGCTGATGAAAGAAGGTGGATGAAAGCATATGAGAACTTTAGAGGTCTCTATGGTAAGAATGTAAAATTTAGAGAATCAGAAAAGTCTAGAGTATTTGTTAAGATAACTAAAACAAAAGTACTAGCAGCATATGGTCAGTTAGTAGATGTTATCTTTGGTACAGGTAAGTTTCCTATAGGTATAGCAGAAACTAAAGTACCAGAAGGTGAAACAGATATAGCACATCTAGACATCAATAACCCTACACCAAACATCGAAACATCATTGAACGAGATACCCGATGATATTGGAAATAGAATAGATGACCCATATAATGTAGGTTATGAAGGCGATGGTAATGTACTAAAGCCCGGAGCTACACACTATAATGGATTGTATGAAGATTCTATTGATATACAAGCAAGAAAAGCTGGTATACTAAAAGATGGTGTTAGTGCTGACCCACAAGCAATAGAGTTATCTCCTGCACAAAAAGCTGCAAGGAGAATGGAAAAACTTATTCATGACCAAATAGATGAATCAAATGGCTCTTCTGAAATACGAAATGCTTTATTAGAATCATCTTTATTAGGTACAGGAATTGTTAAAGGACCATTTAACTTCAATAAAAAATTACACAAATGGGATAATACTGGTGAAGGTAGAGAATATAATCCATTAGAAGTTAGAGTTCCTAGAATAGAGTTTGTTAGTTGTTGGGATTTTTATCCAGACCCATCTGCTACTAACATGGATGAATGTGAATATGTTTTCCATAGACACAAAATGAATCGTAGTCAACTAAGACAATTACGAAACATGCCTTACTTTGATGAAGATGCTATTCGTGATTGTATTCAACTAGGTCCTAACTATGTTGAAAAAGATTATGAATATGGTCTAAGAGATGACAGAAGAGCAGATGTAGAAGAAGGTAATAACTTTGAAGTTCTAGAATACTGGGGTATAATGGATGCTCAATATGCTAGAGAGGTTGGAGTTAAACTTCCTAAAAAGATTGATGACTTAGATGAAGTCCAAGTAAATATTTGGATATGTGGTGACAGAATATTAAGAGCTGTAGTAAATCCATTTACACCTTATAGAATACCATATCATGCTTTCCCATATGAAAGAAATCCATATAGTTTCTTTGGTATTGGTATAGCAGAAAATATGGATGACAGTCAGCAAATTATGAATGGACATGCAAGAATGGCTATTGATAATTTGGCAATGTCAGGCTCTTTAGTATTTGATGTTGATGAATCTGCTTTAGTAGGTGGTCAGTCAATGGAAATATATCCGGGCAAAGTATTTAGAAGACAAGCAGGAATGCCCGGACAAGCAATACATGGTTTAAAATTCCCAAATACATCACAAGAAAACTTGATGATGTTTGACAAGTTTAGACAACTTGCAGATGAACAAACAGGTTTACCTAGTTACTCACATGGTCAAACTGGAGTTCAAAGTATGACAAGGACTGCTTCTGGTATGTCTATGTTACTTGGAGCATCTAGTTTAAATATAAAAACTGTTGTCAAAAACCTTGATGACTTTTTATTAAAACCATTAGGTGAATCTTATTTTCAATGGAACATGCAATTCCATGAAGGTGAGTTAGATGTAGATGGTGATTTAGAAGTTAAGGCTACTGGTACAAATAGCTTGATGCAAAAAGAAGTACGAAGTCAAAGATTGACTATGTTCTTACAAACTGCACAAAGTCCAGCTATCGCACCATTTGTTAAGATTTCTAAACTTGTAAGTGAACTAGCCTACAGCTTAGACTTGGACCCTGATGAAATACTCAATGACCCAGAAGAAGCTGCAATAATGGCTCAAATAATAGGAATGCAAAATGCTAGACAAGAAAATGGCGAGGAAGCTCAACCCCTTGGTCAACAACAGGGAGCAATGGGAAGTATGGCAGGAACACCTGAACAACCTCAAGACCTTGGCGTTACAGGAACTGGTGGTGGCAACATCGGAATCGGAAATGTACCGGTCGCAGGGGAAAGTTCGTTTAGTGGGAATGTTGGAATCCCTGCCGGAGCAGGTGAAAGAGGCATTGAATAGGAGAGATTAATGGAGTACATGGAAGAATTACATAAGAGATTAGGTATGAAAGATGGAGGAGAGTTTCCTGATTTAAACAAAGATGGAAAAACTTCATACGCTGATGTTCTTATAGGTAGAGGCGTAAGATTAAAGAAACAAGAAGGTGGTTCAATGGATGACCAAATGAAAGACATGATGGGAGAACAACCTGATATGGATATGGTTCCAGATGAACAGATGGAAGATAACTATATGAATTTTATAATCCAAGAAGCATTAAGTGAAGAAGAAGAAGATGTTCTCTTGGAAAAATTACAACAAGACAAAGAGCTACTACGACTATTTGATAAAGTAGTTGATGTAGCACAAGAATTTGCTGGGTCTGGTCCTGTAGAAGGTCCGGGTTCAGGAATCTCCGACAGTATACCTGCAAGGTTATCTGATGGAGAATTTGTTTTCACAGCAAAAGCAACGGAAGTATTAGGCTCTGATAATTTACAGGCTATGATGGAAGATGCTGAAAGAGTTGCTGATGAAGGCAGAAAACCTATGAACGATGGTGGTACCATGCAAGAGGAAGATAGTCAAGAACAAGCTGTAAAGCAAGTTGAACAAACTATCAATGTAAATAGACCTCAAGTACAAGAAGAATCAGGACCGAGGATTATGCCTCAAAATGATTTAGTAAAAGAGGAACTATCTAAAATGGCTCTTGCTGATATAGACCATGTTCGTAGCTAAGCGTAGAGCTACCCTATTAGCGTAGGCACTCTACAAATTAAAACCGAAAGGCGACCTTTACAACAAGCCCTATAGTGCACATATAGCTACCTTGTGAACGAAGCCCTGATTAGGAGGATAAGAATATGACTGAACAAGTCCAAACAGAGGATAAGCCAAATCCTTATAACGCTAAAAAAGATTGGCACGAGAAAGATAAACCTTTTTCATCATCAGAGAATCTTTATTTTGAAGAGCCTTCTGAAAAAAACAAACTGTTTACTACTTCGGATATAACTGAAGCAGAAGACAATGTTAATACAGAAGAACTGGAAACTACAAAGGATAAACCTTATGGTAAGCCAGACTACAAAAAAAGATATGATGATTTAAAAAGACATTATGATAGAAAACTTAATGAGTTCAAAGCCAGAGAACAAGAGTTGCAAACTCAAGTGGTAACACCAGAGTATAAAACTCCAAAAACTGAAGAAGAACTAAATAAATTTAAGGAACAATATCCTGATGTTTACGAAGTTGTAGAAACTGTAGCACATCTACAAAGTGATGCTAAAGCAAAAGTTCTAGAAGAACGCCTTAGTAAATTGCAAGAAAGAGAGATGCAGATTTCTAGAGCAGAAGCAGAAAAAAGGTTAATGGAAAGACATCCTGACTTTAATGAAATTAGAGACAATGATGATTTTCATAACTGGGCAAACAACCAGCCAGAGTCTATCAAATCATGGATATACTCAAATGCTGATGATGCTGATTTAGCTTCTCGTGCATTAGATTTATTTAAGCGAGATATGGGGATTAGTTTACCACAAGAGGATAAGTCATCTTCTACGACCGAATCTGCTGCAGATATGGTATCAACTAAAACAACAACAGTTGAACCAAAGCAGGAGAAAGTTTGGTCAGAAAAGGAGATTGCTGCTATGAGTGTTGCAGAGTTTGATAAGTACGAAGAGGAAATATCAAATGCAATGCAAGAAGGCAGAATCGTAAAGTAAACTATTTAATAAAGGAGAAGTATCATGGCTCAATATTTTGAACCAAGTACCGATACTAATGCTAACTTTGCTAACTCCGTTAGTGGACAGGCTAATAGTTTCTTCCTACCTTCCGTTTATTCTAAAAAGGTTTTAAACTTCTTTAGGAAAGCCTCGGTAGCAGAAGCTATTACTAACACCGATTATACTGGTGAAATATCTGCTTTCGGAGATTCAGTAAAGATTATTAAAGAACCAGTTATCTCTGTGTCTGATTACACAAGAGGTAGCGATACTTCACAAACAATGCTAACAGACCAAGAATTAACTCTTGTTGTTGATAGTGCTAAAGCTTTCAAATTCATCGTAGATGATATTGAAACTAACATGTCACATGTTAACTTCAAAGAAGTTGCTTCTTCAAGTGCTGCATATGCTCTTAAAGATTCATATGATGCTGCTGTTATTGCTAAAATGTTTGCTGGATTATCAGCTAGTTCACCTGACCACATCATAGGTTCAGATAGTGCAACTGCAGATGCTACAATGGCACACGCAACTAACTCTGTCGACTTATTAGGTTCAGATGGAACTGGTGTAGACCCATTAGATTTAATGGCTAGAATGGCTAGAAAACTAGATGAGCAAAATGTTCCTGAAGAAGGAAGATGGTTCCTTGCTGGACCAGATTTCTATGAGCAACTTGGTCAATCAGGTTCTAAGTTATTGTCTGTTGATTTCAATGCTGGTCAAGGTTCAATAAGAAATGGATTAGTATCAAGTGGAAAACTAAGAGGATTTGATATGTACAAATCTAACAACATTGCTGCTACATCAAATGCAAGTGGTAAAGTGTTAGCTGGACATATGAGTTCAACTGCAACTGCAAATACTATTCTTTCAACAGAAGTGTTGAGAGACCCAACATCGTTTGGTGATATAGTAAGAGGTCTTCATGTTTATGGCTGTAAAGTCTTAAGAGAAGAAGCTCTAGTAGGTGCATTCTATGTTATCGACTAATAACAATTCGGGGGAGTCGTAAGGCTCCTCCACTTTTTTAGGAAAAAAAATTATGTATGGAAAAAGAAAAGGAATGAAACATGGAGGAACACATCGTAAGCCTATGGGTGGTGGTGGTTATTCCATGAAGAAAAATAAAAGAAAAATGTATAAGCATGGTGGAAAAGCCATGGAAACAGCAAAACCTTGTTAGGAGTTTAAATGGCTACAACATATTTAGATTTAAGTAATGAGATATTAAGGGAGTTAAATGAAATTCCTTTAACATCAGCTAACTTTGGTGCAGCATTAGGATTACAACAATTTGTAAAAGATGCTATAAATAAAGCTATATTTGATATTGCTAATGAAGAACCACAGTTACCATTCTTTAGTGCTGGAGTAAGTGGAGGTACAGACCCTTTTTATGGTAATGTAACTGTAGCTACTGTAGCAGGACAAAGATGGTATACTTTAAAATCTAGTAGTTCTAGCATAACAACAGATTACTCCTCTGTTGATTGGGATGATTTTTATTTAACAACAATAAATGTAAGTGGCGAATCAGCTCCATATGTTTCTAAAGGATTAAAATTTTTAACATTAGCTGATTGGAAACAGTATAGAAGAGATAATGAAAACGCTGATGATGCAGATACTCAAAATTATGGAGAGCCACAGTATGTTATTAAAAGTCCAGACCATAGAAAGTTTGGACTAAGTCCTATACCAGACAAAGTTTACAATGTGCATTTTTATGCATTTGATAAGCCAACTAAATTAGATGCTCATGGAGATACAATAGTATTACCAGAACAATATAGTAATGTTATAACTTCAAGAGTAAGATATTATGTATGGCAATTTAAAGAAAGCCCACAACAGGCTGCGTTTGCGTTAGAAGATTACAAAAAAGCTATGAGGCATATGAAATCAAATCTATTAAATCCACAGCCTAAATATATGACAGATGACAGGACATACTTTTAATGGCAACAGCTCAACCATATACAGTAGCTTGTGAAGGTGGATTAGTAACAGCATCTAATCAAATAGATTTATTACGAAGTCCGGGTTCAGCAATAGAGTTACAAAACTTTGAAATATCTGTAGAAGGTGGATATAGAAGAATAAATGGATTTACAAAGTATGGTGGCAATAGTGCTGTACAACCTACAGGAGGTGCTGCAACTATACAAGGTATAATGCCTTATGCTGATGGAGTTATAGTTTGTGCTGGAACTAGTATATATTTTAGTAATGATGGAGTAAATTGGTTAGAAGTAAATAGAAGTTCAGTAGCAAGTAGTGGAGATAATCATACTGCATTTACTGGCAGAAGTGTTTTAACTAGAACAAATCAAGGACAAGTACAGTTTGCATTATTTGAAGGTCCTAACTATCAATATGGACAATTAATTATATCAGATGCAAATAATAAACCTTATAGTTTTAGAATGGAAGGTTCTGGAGCAATAGCATCTAGAACATTTTTTTCAGAAGAAATAACTGTAAGTGGAACTAAAGGTGTACAGTTTATTACTCATCATGATAGACACTTAATAGCTGCAGGTGTAGAAGATAATTTAAGTACAGTATATTATAGTGCTTTGTTAGACCCAACAGATTTTAGTGGCTCTGGTTCAGGTGCAATTACATTAACAGACCAGATTGTAGGAGTTGCACCATTTAGAACAGACTTATTTATATTTTGTAAGAATAGTATTCATAAACTTGTAAATATAAATAATTCTAGTACAGTAGCAGTAGTACCGGTTGCTGAAAGTGTTGGATGTTTAAGTGGATATAGTATTCAAGAGATTGCTGGTGACTTGGTATTTTTAGCACCAGATGGTATAAGAACAATTGCTGGTACAGCGAGAATCGGAGATGTTGAGTTAGGAACTGTTAGTAATAAGATACAACCTATTATAACAACACTAGCAAAAAATATAGATTTATATCAAATATCTAGTGTAGTTATTAGAGAAAAATCTCAATATAGATTATACTATACAAACTTAGGTGCATCTGCAAATGCACAAAGAGGTATTATAGGAACACTAAGACCAAATGGATTTGAGTGGTCTGAAACAAAAGGATTAGAAGTTACAGCAGTAGGTGCTGACTTTGATGCTACAGAAGTAGAAAGATATTATCATGGTTCTAAAGATGGTTATATTTATAATCATGATACAGGAAACTCTTTTGATGGCACAGCTATTATAGCAAGATATAAAACACCAGACTATGATTATGGTGATTTAGGAACATTAAAAACTTTACATTATTGTAAGATTTCTATTGGAGCAGAAGGAGTTGTAACTCCAGAACTACAAGTAAAGTTTGATTATTCAAATACAGAGATACCACAGCACACTAATAATTTTAGTTTAGGTACTGTAAATCCATCTGCTGTATTTGGAGAAGCAGTATTTGGGTTCAATGTTTTTGGTGCAACATCAAACCCAATGATTAGAATACCATTACAGGGTAGTGGTACAAGTAACAGTTTTACAATTTTAAGTAGCGATACAAAAGCACCTTATAAAATAAATGGATTGTATGTTGATTACATACCATCTGGCAGGAGATAAAAATGGCAGGATATACAAGACAAAGTTCGTTTAGTGATGGAGACAGCATAACTGCTGCTTTGTTTAATGATGAATTTAACCAATTAGTAAATGCATTTCATGCAAGTACTGGACATACCCATGATGGTACTACAGCAGCTAATGGTGCTCCTATATCAGTATTGTACAGTAATACAGTAACAATAGGTAAGAATGAAAATACTGATATAGCTATTACATTTAATGGAGCAACAACTGATGGTGTATTAACATGGATGGAAGATGAAGACTACTTTAAGTTTTCTGATGACATATTAGTAGATAGTACAGAAAAACTACAGTTTAGAGATACAGCAATATATATTAACTCTAGTACTGATGGGCAACTAGATATAGTAGCTGATACAGAAATACAATTAGCTGCAACTACAATAGATATAAATGGTGCAGTAGATATTTCAGGAGCTTTAACATTAGCTGGTACTTCATTAGCAGAAACTATTTCTGATACTGTAGGAGCTATGGTAAGTTCTAATACAGAAACAGGAGTTACAGTTACTTATGATGATAGTGATAATACATTAGACTTTGTAATCGGAACATTAAACCAAGATACTACAGGAAACGCTGCAACTGCCACAGCATTAGAAACTGCTAGAACTATTCATGGTGTAAGTTTTGATGGTACTGCTAATATTGATTTATCAGAAGTTATTCAAGATACTGTAGGAGCTATGCTATCTAGTAATACTGAATCAGGTGTTACAGTTACATATCAAGATGCAGATGGAACTATAGACTTTACTGTAGCTTCACAAACTGATGAAAACTTTACAACTGCTGACCATGCTAAATTAGATGGCATAGAAGCAAATGCAACAGCCGACCAGACTGCAGCAGAAATTAGAACATTAGTAGATAGTGCTAGTGATTCAAATGTATTTACAGATGCAGACCACACAAAACTAGATGGTATAGAAGCTAATGCAACAGCCGACCAAACAGATGAAGAAATACAAGATATAGTAGGTGGAATGCTTACTGGTAATACTGAAACAGGTATTACTGTTACATATCAAGATGCAGATGGAACTGTAGATTTTGTTGTAGCATCTCAAACAGATGAAAACTTTACAACAGCAGACCACGCTAAATTAGATGGTATAGAAGCTAATGCGACTGCAGACCAAACAGATGCTGAAATTAAAACTGCATATGAAAACAATTCAAACACAAATGCATTTACAGATACTTTATTAAGTAAACTAAATGCAATAGAAGCTGGAGCTACTGCAGACCAAACAGCAGAAGAAATACAAGACATAGTAGGAGCTATGGTATCTTCTAATACTGAATCAGGTATTACAGTTACATATGAAGATAGTGATGGTACTCTTGATTTTGCAGTTGGTACATTAAACCAAGACACAACAGGTAATGCAGCTACAGCTACAGCATTAGCAACTGCAAGAACAATACATGGTGTATCTTTTGATGGTACAGCAAATATAGATTTAACAGAAGTAGTACAAGATACTGTTGGAGCTATGTTCTCAAGTAATACTGAAACAGGTATTACAGTAACATATGATGATTCTGATGGTACTATTGATTTAGTAGTAGGAACTCTTAATCAAGATACTACAGGTAATGCAGCAACTGCAACAGCTTTAGAAACTGCAAGAACAATTAATGGTGTAAGTTTTGATGGTACTGCAAATGTTACAACACTTACTGCAGGTACAGGAGTATCTGTATCAGGTACAGAAGTATCTATAGGACAATCAGTAGCAACAAATGCAGATGTAGATTTTGCTACAGTTACTACTACAGGTAATGCAATTATTGGAGGAGACCTAACTGTAAGTGGAAATACAACTACTCTTAATACTGCAACTTTAGATGTTGAAGATAAAAACATAACAATTAACAAAGGTTCAGGAGATACATCAGGTTCAGCAGATGGTGCTGGTATTACTATACAAGATGCAGTAGATGCTTCAACAGATGCAACAATGTCATGGAGTGCTGCAAATGATAACTTTGTATTTTCACATGAAATAGCTGCTCCAAGTTTAGATATATCAGGAAATGTAGATGTTGATGGAACATTAGAAACAGATGCTTTAACTATAAATGGTACAGCATCAGTTCCTTTTGAATCTGCAGACCATACTAAATTAGATGGTATTGAAGCAAATGCTACTGCAGACCAAACAGCAGCAGAGATTAGAACACTAGTAGAATCAGCAAGTGACTCTAATGTATTTACTGATGCAGACCATACTAAACTAAATGCTATAGAAGCTAGTGCTGATGTTACAGATGCTGCAAATGTAGGAAGTTCATTAACAGCATTTCCTACAGGTACAGATGCTGCAAGTTCAGACTTAGTTCCATATTATGATGTAACTGCAGGAGCATGGGAAAAATCTACAGTAACTAATTTAGCTTTACAAGGACCTACAGGACCTACAGGACCGACTGGTTCTACAGGACCTACAGGACCTACTGGACCAACTGGACCTACAGGACCTACAGGTTCTAAAGGACAAAAAGGTGAAGTAGGTGGAACAGGACCTACAGGTTCAACTGGACCTACTGGACCTACTGGACCAAGTGGTTCTGCTGGGCAGAAAGGACAAAAAGGTGAAGTAGGTGGAACAGGACCTACAGGACCTACAGGACCTAGTGGTGCTGGTTCAGATGGTAGTAAAGGACAAAAAGGTGAGCCGGGTAATACTGGAGGAACAGGACCTACAGGTTCGACAGGACCAACTGGTAGTACTGGGCAAAAAGGACAAAAGGGTGAGGTAGGTAATACTGGACCCACAGGTAGTACTGGACCTACTGGACCATCAGGCTCTAATGGTTCTAATGGTAGTAAAGGACAAAAAGGTGAACCGGGTTCAACAGGACCAGCAGGACCTACAGGTAGCACAGGACCTACTGGTGGTACAGGACCTACTGGTGGCACAGGACCTACTGGGCAGAAAGGACAAAAAGGTGAGGTCGGTAATACAGGTCCTACAGGACCATCAGGACCAGCAGGTTCAGATGGAGATGATGGTAGTGCTGGACCTACAGGACCAACTGGACCTACAGGTAGCACAGGACCTACAGGTCAAAAAGGACAAAAAGGTCAAACAGGCTCCACAGGTGGCACAGGACCTACAGGACCTACTGGACCTACAGGACCTTCTGGTTCAAATGGCTCTAATGGTTCTAAAGGACAAAAAGGTGAACCGGGTTCTACAGGTGGAACAGGACCTACAGGACCTGCAGGACCAACAGGTAGTACAGGACCTACAGGACCTACTGGAACTGGTCAAAAAGGACAAAAGGGTGAAGTTGGTGGTACAGGACCTACAGGACCTACAGGTGGTACAGGACCTACAGGTGGTACAGGACCTACAGGACCAGCAGGACCTACAGGACCAACAGGTACTGGTCAGAAAGGACAAAAAGGACAAAAAGGACAAACAGGTGCTACAGGTGGCACAGGTGGTACAGGACCTACAGGTGGTGCAGGACCAGCAGGACCTCCGGGACCAGCAGGACCTCCGGGTTCAGCAGGTTCAGATGGTTCAAATGGTGGACCGGGACCAGCAGGACCTCCGGGACCTCCGGGTTCAGATGGTGGTTTTACAACCAACTCAAATGCACAAGTAAATAGTTTAGGTGCAGGTACTGCAGGTAGTGGTACAGCAGGTGAGATTAGAGCAACTAATAACATTACTGCTTACTATTCTGATGCTAGACTAAAAGACTTTGAAGGTACTATACCTAATGCATTGGCTAGAGTAAATAAACTACATGGTTATTACTTTAGAGAAAATCCAACTGCAAAAGAATTAGGTTATGAAAATGATAAACTACAAGTAGGTGTAAGTGCACAGGAAGTACAAGAAGTATTACCAGAAGTAGTTACAGAAGCACCTATTGATGATAAATATTTAACAGTATGGTATGATAAATTAGTACCATTATTGATTGAAGCTATAAAAGAATTATCACAAGATTCACATCCTCCAAAATGTTTAGAAGACATGGAAGGATATGATGAGATTATTGAAAGAATAGAAGCTTTGGAGGATAAATAATGGCATTACCTAGTAGTGGTGCATTAAGTTTTGCAAACTTACAATCAGAGTTTGGTGGCTCTCATCCTATAACTATGGGTGAGTATGCTGCTTATAGACAGTCTGGTTCTGGAAATACTATTGATATGGCTGATTTTTATGGAGCATTTTTATTTAATACTTCAAGTGATATAACATCAGGTTATGTATATGCTATTGTTCCGGGACCTAGAGGTGGTACTAGATATAGATTTAGTTCAGGATTTAATTCTCGTTCTTTTAGTTCTTTTGGTAATACTTATTCTGCTCCTTCTGGGTCAGCAAGTCCATCAACTAATATGGGAACATCTGGTGGACTTATAGGAACTGGTGGTACTTTAAGTAATGTAAGTCATGACATTACCAGTCTTTTAGGTGGTAACTCACTTATATTACAATCAAGTGGACCTAATAGTAATAGTGGTTTTACCAGTATGGAAGTAGCTGGTCATCAAACTACTAAAAGTTTTGCTAGAACAAGTGCTAATTATACTTATACTAGTGGTAAAGCTACATGGGAATGGTTAATAAGTGCAGCCGATTCAACTTACTTAAATGGTAATGTTTTTTCAAATTCACATAGTTCTAAACTATTCGGATTACAAAGTCCTACTTATGGTTATGGTACTTCGGGAAGTAATGTTGGTACAGTAAGTAGTAGTGAAGCAACAATAACTTTCTCATAATGGCAACTATATCATATACAATAAAAACAGATGTAATGGATGACACAGTTAAATGGGCATCTTTTACTCATGATGGTGTATACTACGAAATAAGAGCAACATTAGATTCTAATGGTGATGTAGATGATACTAAAACACAAGAAGATTGTCAAGACTATATTGAGTTAAAACAAGATGAGGCAGAAACAGTATGACAATACCTAAGTCAGGACCAGTAATAAGAACTTTTGATTATGCGTTAGATGAACCTAGAACTATGGCATATCATGATTGGATAGCTGCTAATGTTAATGGTAAAGTAGTTTGTGAATTAGGAGCAGGTTCTGGTATACTAACTTACTTGTGTGTAAAATACGGAGCTACAAAAGTATACTGTTATGAAAATAACAAACGAGTAATTAATTGGTTAAAAAGATTTTTTGCAAGTGAGACTAAAGTAGAAGTTGTAGAAGAAGATATTACAACAGCAACTTTTCCTACAGCAGATATATATTTACATGAAAATATTGGTTCAAATGTTTACATGGAAAATATATTAGGTATGTATACTAATTTAAAATCACAAGGTTTAGAAGATAAAACTTATCCTAATAAAATTAAAATACAATATGGAACTTATACTGGTGAATCACAACTTCACAGATATAACAAGTCTTCAACATATATAGCTGATACTTTTACTAATGCAAATGTGTTATCTTTTTTTAATGCATGTCCAATGGTAGATAAAATATTACCTTGGACTTGGTATAATTTAACACACGACCAATCAGCTATAACTTTTAATGGTACACTATATGATGGAGATTTAAAAGATTTAACAAGGTATACTGATTCAGATGCAAATAGTCAGTACATATTTTGGGAAGTTAGTTTTGATGGTAGCTATCCTATATCTAATTGGAAGTTTAGAAATCATTGGAATATAATAAAAGCTGCTGATGAATGTATGCCTATAATGGATAGTAGTGTAATGACATATACTGTTAAAGAAGTTTAATTTGACAAATGTTGTAAAAAACTGTATAATACTATTACAGGTGAATCATGAAAAAAATAGTAATCAGTTTAAAAAGAAGACAAGATAGAAAGAAATTATTTAAAAATAATAATTTAAAAGATTATAAATATTTAGAAGCTATAGATTATAAAACTTTAGATTCTAAAGATATTATAATTGATGAAGAGTTTAGAGACCCTTTTAAAAATAGACAAGTTTTAAAAAGTGAGGTAGCTTGTTTTTTATCCCATAGAAAAGCATGGGAAGAGTGTCATAGATTATATGAACCTGTAATTATATTAGAAGATGATGCAGTTATAAATGACACATGGGATGAAGAATATTACGAAGAGCTTATAAAAAAGTATGAGTTTGTTTACTTACAAAGAAATGAAAACGAACCACTTTTTGTTACACCGATAGATGGAAGAATAGAAAAACCATCTTATCCGTACAATTTAACAGCTTATGTAATAGACCCCATAACAGCTATGAAGTTAATGCATAACTATAATAAAATAATACCAGTTGATGAATATATTCCTCGACTTATTAAAAGAAATAAATTAGATGCAGTAGCTTTAAAACAAGATGCTTGTAATCAGTTACCAAGAAATATAAGTGAGAGTGACATCGAAAATAACACAATAGCACGAAACTTTACTGTACATCCAATTACAGTAGGTTCAGACAGATTAAAGTGCGTTAAGTTAAATACAAGTGCTAGAAAGCATGGTATAGAAGTAAAGAACTTAGGTACTAATGTAGAATGGAAAGGAACAGATATGTCTGGTCCGGGTGGTGGAATGAAAGCCAACCTATTAAGAGATTATGTAAATACTCTACCAGACAAAGATGTAGTTTTATTTACAGATGCATATGATGTTTTTTATGCAGATGATTTAGAAACTATAACTGAAAGGTATTTAGATTTTAATACTAAAGCAGTTTTTTCAGCAGAGCTATATTGCTATCCTGATTCTAGTATAGCAGATGAGTTTCCAGAATCTCATACACCTTATAGGTATTTGAATAGTGGAACATTTATAGCTCAAGTAGGAGAACTAAAAAAAATGTTTGCTTCTTCTACTGTAGCTGATGATGGTGATGACCAACTGTATTATCAGAAGTTATTACTAAGTAATGAGTTTGATATGACTTTAGATTATGAAGGTTATATTTTTCAAACACATGAAGATGCAACAGGTATAAGTAGTTCAGGACAACTTTATAATCCTAGAACAGATTGCTGTGCATGTATTTATCATGGTAATGGTGGAGATAACACCAAAGAAAAATTTAATGCTTTGTATGATGTGTTTCATCCTAAGGCTGATTATTATTTTAGTCCTAGTAAATCATATGATATTATAGAAAATGATATGCTAGTAGTTGACTTTATGACACAAGAACAATGTGAAAGATTAATAGAGTTAGCTGATAATCATGGAAACTGGGATAGTTTAAAATATGACAAGTTTCCAGCACAAGAAATAAGACTAAAAGAATTAGGATTGTGGGCTGAATTAGAAACTAAATGGAATGAGTTTATTGTTCCTATAGTAGAAAAGTATTGGCAACCTACACAAATGTATGGACTAAGAGATGCTTTTGTAATGAAATATAATTTAGAAACACAAAAAGATTTACCTTTACATACTGATGCAAGTTTAGTAACAGGAAGTGTAAAGTTAAATGATGATTATGAAGGAGCTGATTTATTTTATCCTAGACAAAATATCAGCAACAAAGATATACCAGTAGGTAAAATGATTTTATTTCCGGGTACAGTAACACATGGACATGAGTGCTTACCATTAACAAAAGGAACTAAATATAGTTTTACCATATGGACAAACAGATTTCCCGGAGATAGTATATAATGGAAATATCAACATATTTAATTTGGAATGTTATTATAACTTTGGTACTAGCACCATTGTTATTTTCTATTCGTAAAAATGAGGCAGAGGCTAAAAGAATAGATATACTATTAAATAAAACTAGAGAAGAAATAGCTAGAGAATATGTTACTAAACAAGAAGTAAAAGAAGATATGACTGCTCTAATGGAAAGGCTAGAAAAACTACATGAAAAAGTAGATAAACTTTTTGAGGTTAAATAATGGCAAAACGAAAAAGAAAAAATAAATATAAGTCAAAAAACAAAAGAGATAGATTAAATATGGATAAGGGTGGAGTAGTAAGAAATCCTTACAATAGAGGTTCATTAGCTGTTAATCCTTTACAACCCTTAGAACGAAAAGCTAAGGCAGATGACCCTTCATCGGCATATAGTTCACCTCCTGATTATAGAGTTATGGATAATGCTGTTAGTCAAGGAGTTACTGTTCAAGATAGAGGAACAGGAGTGGGTGAAATGGGTAATTTTGGTCCGGGAAGTTTTCCGGGTAACCCTAGTAGGTATAT